GTTTATATAAAAATTATATAATATGATATATATACAATTATATTGCATTTATATATAAAGTGTTATATAATATGATAAAACAATTTATATAAGGAGGTTTTACAGATGGCAAGAACAGCAGATTACACACGCAAAGCAATTAACAATTACCGTAGTAAATTTGATCTTGTCCAAATCAGATTACCAAAAGGCACAAAGGACAGAGCGGCAGAATCAGACATAAATATAAATGATATAGCTGTATCGGCTTATTTAGACGCTTTGGATAACAAGTCGGAGAATTTGCCGCAAGAGCCGGAAAAGACCGCAGAAAAGGCAAATGCGGAGCGTACAGAAGTAGAAGAAAAGGTTGCATTGATGCAAGCAAACGAAAGATTACACCAACTCCAGGAGCAGAGGAGAGCAGAGCGGAAGTTATCGGAGCAACCACAGATTGTAGACGCTGAAGAATTTTTGAAAAATATCAATAAATAATTGCAATAACCTATTGACATGATATATAGCATGATATATAATCAAGATACAAACAAACGAAAGGAGCGAACGAAATGACAGGAACACCGGAGCAGATCACAGCAAAGAAAGCCGCCCGGATCCGATCAAACGTCCGGCAGTTCTTCCGGTACTACCGGGAGCAACTGGAAAACGTGGAATCCGAACGGCTGAAAGAATTTAACCGGGCAGAACTCCAAGCGTTGGAGACGGTGCAAGCGGAAACGCTCCAAGCACTGGAGAACATGACAGACCCGGAGTTATTAGCCAGCAAGACCGCATACGGTGACAGGGTGTTAATTGACCGGATCACAGCGAGAGCGGAACGGATCAGAAGAACAAGTAAACAAATAGCTTAAAAAAGAAAGGTTAAAGGTGGCAAAATGAGAAAATACAAAGTAATTGAAGACAATGGTGGAGGATTAACGTTAGTTGTATTTTGGGAAAACGGAGAAGTCCAATATTTGTGCGATGGGTATCAATTCAGGGAAAAAGGAAGTTTGATTAATGATATCAACGCTTTGAAAAATGGGGAAGACCCTTCCTACTGGGATGGCAACGTAGACGATCCACAAGCGGCATATGACGAAATAAATTCCTTTGATTTTGGCTTCGAAGTTGTGGCGGATGAAGATGGAATTTACCCAAACAAAATGGGTGTAGCTGCATCTTTGGAATTTGGCATTGATGAACAGTAAAAAATATGCGGAGCGCAAAAGCTCCGCTTTTTGCGTTGGAGTAAAAAAATGAAAGACAATGTACTACCGAGAATTTGTAAAACGTGCGGAATTAGCTTTTTAGGTGGCCCAAGGGCATTTTACTGTCCGGAATGCAGGCAGGAGCGTAAAAAAGAGCAAAGTAAGAGATATAAAGAGCGCATCAAGCACGGGTCTATAACTCCGCTTGGGTCTATTATACAGTGCGAGTCCTGCGGATGCGATATGATTAAATGCAGCGGCTTACAAAGATTTTGCAAACAATGTGCTAAAAAGCATTTAAAAATAATTGATAATCAACAATCTTTAGATTGGAATAAAAATAATCAAGTAAAAGTCAAAAAATCGAAAAAAATATATATCGATAAAAAGCAAGCATCCGGCGTACATAAGAATAGCGGTATACCTGGCGTTAATTGGGATACCGTAAAAAATAAGTGGATTGCTTGCGTATCTGTTAATCACAGGCAAATCAAGATTGTGACCACATCAAACATAAATGTTGCAAAATCGGCAAGAGAGGAGGCACAAAAAGCAAAAGAATCCGGACTATTAACAGATGATTTTATAAACATATTAAAATCAAAATATCGTAATCTATAAGCAGGTGCAACAGCCTGCTTTTCTTGATCTATTTTCACTGCGACATTTTAACGTGCTAAATTTTGTAGACAAATTGTAGACATTTTGTAGACGCAGATTAAATAAGATTAGAGTAAATAAAAAGAGATTAAATAAAATAAAAATAAATAAGTGCAGAAAGACATTGTATATCCAAGTATATATAAATACTAGAGCCGACCAACTGCCACTATGTACCCATCTGCAAAAATTACCTATCTGTATGTCAAAAAATCCCATTTGTCAAATTTAACCGGATGATATTTTTTAAGCATATGATTTTTATATACTCAGGATCACCGGCAGACCTACCACCATAACAAATTGTCAAATGCGTAAAAGGTTGTAATATTATGTTGTGGATTTATAAATAGCACTTATGGTATGATAAAAGCAGTTAGGGAGCCGACGCTAACACGGTGCGAGTGACAGCGGTGCAAATCCAACCCCCTTTGGATACGCAGCCGCCCAGATTGTAACCAAGACCACCGGAGCCGACAGACCGGAACCGACAAGAAGTCACTAGCTTGTCACTTTTATAAATTTATGTTTTTTACCTGATCTGTGGAGGAGATCAAAAAAACATGGGTTTATAAAAGTGATGCTTAGTGATTTTTTTATTGCAGATTTTTAAGGAGGTGCAGAGCATGGAAAAAGTCGAAAATACAGAAACATCCCAGGTATATGAGAATGACATGGAGCTATATCTTTCCCAGTTCTGCAAGGATCAGAAAATAGAGGATATAAGACAAGAGTCTCAAAGCGTTTGGAATGCTGCGCTTATGTATATCAAACGACATGCTTTTAATGACCCGGATTGTCTTAAATCTAAAGAGATGCACAATATAGACGGGTTTTTAGGTGGTTATAGTAATTATAACGCTTATAACTATAAGTTAATTAATCGTATATGTGATTATTATATATATATGTGTATGATGTATGACAAAGAAGTATCTGCAATAGGGTTTAGCTTATTGACTGGGATAGATAGATATACAATAGCTACATGGAGAGATGAGGGTACTAAATCAAGTCCATTAAGTTCTGACATCGGCAAAAAAATATCGGATTTTCGCGAAGAGTCTTTAAGCGCAAAACTTGCCACGGCAAAGCGAAACCCTGTTGGAATCCTGGCAATTCTGAATAGGCATTACGGGTGGAACCTTCCCGGCGTATCGAGAGAGCAGCAGAACCACAAGCAAGCGTTAACTGCTTCGGATCTGCCACAGTTAGGCGGTGCAAATGGACAAAATACATCAATGTTGACCGATTCCGGAGCGTATGGAGATAATACAGCAGATGCGAATGAGTAGCAACAACTACGGAAACGTGCGGAAATATGGGATAGTTAAGGACGTGTCAATAAAGATTGCGTGAAAGATTAGTTTAACGCATAGTTGAAAAGAAACATAGCACAACGGGGGAGGGGGTCTGACAGGATCAGAGAACAGCCCCTACTTAGTCCCTCAAATTTCCTCAAAAATAAAAAGACCTTTATCCAGAAAGGAGACCTAGATGTCAGATAATGTAAATCACCACAGTCATTATGAGACAGGAAAATATGAGTGCATAGATGTGATGATTGAGACGCAGGGGATTGAAGCTGTAAAGAACTTCTGCATCTGCAATGCTTTTAAATATCTTTACCGGCATGAAAATAAAAACGGTGTAGAGGATGTTCGGAAAGCTAAGTGGTACTTGGACAAGTATCTGGAACTGGTCGATTTTGAATCCACAAAAGATGCTGTTAATGGCAAAAAGACGGTATCACCGACTACCGCTTACGTAAATGAGATTACACTGCAGGAAGCTAAAAATATTTTAGCGGATTGTGGGTATATAATTATAGAGGGTTAATTTTGCTTATGCAGATCTACGGAAAAGAGATAAAAGACGAATGTTCAAAATGTGGTGAAGTGCTGCAATGCGAATTATTTCTGCAAGGTCACGGAATCAAGAGAGACCGTGAGAACGTTACGGAAATGGTTAGCTGTCAGATGGAGCACCAAAAGAGCAGGCTTGATAAAGAGCCTAAAGAAGATTTGCCAGTTAAGGAGAAATGTGAATTGCCACCGGAGATTAAAGAGATCTACACAGAGGTTTGGAAAATCCATAAAGAGTGCGCTAATCCGAAAACGGATGAAGACTGGGAATATCTTATCCGGCAAGGAAATCTGCTGATTAAAATGCACAACAATAGCCAGTTTGCTAAAGCACTGGTAATGGCAATGATCGATGAAATTGAAGGAAGGAAGAAGAAAAAATGCTTGGATTCATGATTTTAAAAATAATGACAACCGCAGTAATGGCGTTTTTCACAATAGCAAGTGCATTTGATGCTCCTAAACAGAAAACAGCATTAGACGGAATAATTTTATTTGCATTCGCAATGTTTCTTGTTTTTGGAATAACTTTTATGTGGGTATAATTTATGTGGTTACCGGAGATTATGCGAATTATCCCATATCACAATGTTGAATGGGTTAAATTCATAAAGCCATTGTTATTGCCGAATATCCGGTGTTGTGTTGGCATTGGATATGTGGCAGAGAAATCAAGGCATCAAGAGTGTATGTAGCCTGTGTGTGGGAAACGAAAAATGGAAATATACGTTTGACAACACTAAGTTTTTCAAAGTACCGTGCACAGGCGTGAAAATTTTTTAGATAAAGCAATATAGGGTGTTTCACGAAAATAATCCGGGAGCAGATGGTCTCTCTCCCGGAGTTTAGGACTATCGCCAAGCGGTAAGGCACAGCACTTTGACTGCTGCATCCCAGGTCCGAATCCTGGTAGTCCTGTTTCGCAGATGTTTTCTTCTTTCGGTCTTTGCCATCTGCGAATATTCCATCTACAGGGAATACTCCTTTCACCTCATAGCGGAATGCTGTTAAGAGCCGTCGCAAGGCTCGTGAGGGTTTAACCGGTTTATGACAGCCCGGTTTTTGCGGAATACCGTTGTAGGTTTTAATCCGTGGTTTGTCAGTAAAGACATTAAAATCCTGCACAGCCCTTGCAGACATAAAATAGGCGTAGGTGGTGGGTCGCTCCCAACTAGCAGGTAACTGGCGGATGCCCTGCGAAAATAAAAATAGCCATAAGTGTTGCGCTGCGTCAGCGCCTTAAATGTAGGCATACAGCTTATGGAAACGCACATTGGGATGTAGCGCAAATGGAAAGAGCGGTGTCCTTCTAAGGCATAGGCTGTGGGTTCAAGTCCCATCATCCCAACTTGCAGAAATAAAACAAAGCGTGAGATACGGTGGCGGCACAAGGTGTTTCGTAAATGTACAAGTCAGGTAAACAGCCGGGAGACACCCTACCGATAAACAGCAGAAAATCATAACGCTTGTCCCTGTTCACAGGTGCTGACTAACTGCTGCATAATATCTGTTTCTGCAATTATTCGGTCAAATTATGCTGTCTGTTAACAGGTGGTCTATGTTTTGGCTGAAATTCAATGCTTGCATATTGCTATGCGACATTTTAGTGCGTAGCAGAACCCGGGAAATATGCTTGCATTATGCAGATATGGTGTAATGGTAACACAGTAGCTTGCTAAGCTATCCAGCAGAAATGCTGTCAAGGTTCGAGTCCTTGTATCTGCGCTAAACTTACGACAATCAACCTGGGAAAAGGTTTGCCGTAAGCGGTATAGAAAGTCCGCATGAGATTGTACAAAGTAGTGGCAAAAGCAATTTCGAATATAGCAGTTCCACTACACTGCTATATCTGCCGTATGTCCGGGTGGCGAGGGAGCGGTCTTGAAAACCGTTGGCTGTAAAAGGCTTGCAGGTTCAAATCCTGTGTACGGCGTGCGTCGATGAAGGATTCGACCAGCAGTCATTATTGAGAAGTGAAAATCCTAGGAAGTAGCTTTGTTGAGATAGTGGCAAATCCTCTTGTTTTGGAAAGCAATGAAAAAGTTTGACCGTTTCAAGTTTCAAAAAATCGTGAAAACTTTATATACGTCTGTCTGTTGGTCAGAAAGAGGTCTCCAAAACCTCTAACGAAAGTTCGATGCTTTCCGGGCGTGTTTATCCTTATCTCCACTTAGTCTGGCACTACTGCAATAGTTCAGGTCGATGGGAGATGTATGGATAGTAGTTGCTCATTATCGGTCAACGAAAAACACTTCTGCGAGTAGAATTTGCAGATTCAAAAGTAGTCGTACATTGTTTGGGTCGGGTGGGTTCAACTCCCACGGCAACTATTCCATAGCTAAAACGTAAGCCACATATGTTTAGCGAAAACCAAGCCTATGAAGTAGAGAACAGACAAGACTGTGAGATTGTGGATAGTCAGTGACAAGTAGGCGGTGCACATTTGGTTATGGCAAGCGCAAGCCATAAAAATGTTTTACGGTGCGATTCCCATGCATAGCTTCAGTGGAAGAGCGGCATCCACATAGGATGTGTGTCGGCGGTTCGATTCCGTCTGCATGGGTTACGGAGGAATTTTGCATGAATGGATTTCACCTTATTCTTCAAGATTGTTGTCAGTATTGTAAAGATTTTGAACCGAAGCTGATACAAATGAATATAACAACAGTATCTGACAAAAGCGAAAAATACTTAAACAACATTACTTGCGAAAATCTTGATAAATGTGAACTGTTAATGGAGAGGTTGAAAAATAAGCATGTGTAAATTTTGTGAAAACTGGCATGACGAAAATACAATCTGCGGAGCAGACATAAAAATTAATAAATGTGCGAATGAAACAAATTTGACATGTGCACAGATTATGAAAAATACTTGCGATAAAGTGCCAGGTATCGTGATTTATAAAGGATGTAAGGCAGCAGGCTACTTTGATATTGTATTTTGTCCGATATGCGGCAGAAAGTTGGTGGAGTAATGAAACATCAAAACGAATGTAACGCTTGCGACAGGTGCGGAGCAGAAATAGGGAAAATGCCAAATTTTTTAAATTATTTGATTCCGGTAAAAATGCCAACACATTTTCGTATGGATTATTTCGACAAGACAGGTTATATAGCAAATGAACGACTGTTGAGAAACAAAATGCTATCCGCAACCATCGTTGTAAGCCATGAACGGAAATCAAAGGAATATGACTTGTGCCCTAAATGCCGGAAAGAGTTTGAGGAGTGGATGAAGAATGAATAAAATTTTATCAGATTATCAACCGCAAACAGAAGCGTTACGAAATTTTGGTATAGATGTTTCCAAAGAAGCGGTAGATAAGTACGCTTTGGAAAATTTTGGAATGATACCGCAAAGTTTTATTGAAAGAGATTTTGCAAGAAACTGTAAAGTGATGGAAGAAAGCAGAAGGATTGTGAAATAAAATGAAAGACACGATATTATACATCAGTGATAGAGAAGAAAGAGTAGTAGATTTCTTAAAATATCTTCAAAAGAAACTGGAAGATAATAAAAAGTGGTGCGATTTAGATTATCAGCACGATATTTTAAAAACTGAAAATTATGATATTGTTGGAAAATCATTTTATGGGAATCGTTTGGGTTGTGGATATGGGTATTGCCTGTATTTCTGCATAGACGAAGTGATTGATAAAAGTAAAATGACAGGAAAAGATAATGAACAAATATTAGAAATATTTGTTCATGTCAGAGACGGAGCAAAAGAAGTATCCGAACTGGAAATATTGTATATGTTAGGTTTGGTTTGAAAGGTTGGTGGAGGAATGTTGATAGTTGCCTTGCAAGATGATGTAGACAGTTTATATGCAATATGGAATACGGTTAGCGATAGATTTTTAGGAGTTAACATTAATAAGTATGAAGCTGTCGGAATTATTATGGACTACAAAGGAAATTACACATTTGAGGAAGCATTAGACAGAGTGGAACATCCACAACCTTTTTCGGATATTGCAGAATGCATTGTCAATGGAAATAGTGCAGGAATTTATGTTGAATGTCCGCATTGTGGAAAAGTAAGAAGACTAAATATGGAGGAAAAACATAGATTACTAGGCACAGGAAAACAAGTTATTTGTGACTGTGATTGCAATAAGCTATATACAATCGAATTTGACGACTACACAATATTCACACATTAAAATTATTACTGGCTAACAAACGGAGTTAGTCACTAACCTAGAAAAATTATAGGCAGAATCCTATAAGGCACTTCTGCCACAAGCGGAGGTGCTTTTCTTTTGGCAAGTCAGAGCCTTATATCGGCAGTAAACAGCTATGACAATTACATACAACGCAAGGGAATTGATGAACAGGTCATTGATGCGTACATAGATGCTTTGGCGGTTTCATTCCGGTCAGAACATGATGTTCAATACGGATTGCAACAATCGGCAAAAGCAAAATCTTACATTGCACAATATGTCAAGGATAAGACCGGCGGCAGAGTTGCAGACCTGGAAGTATACGCAGGGGATAATAATACTTCATACAAGGTTTTAGAGCAATTCTACAATGTTCTGATGTATGAATCGGCTTATCTTGTGGATAGCTTTTTCTATTACATCGAAATTGACGAAAAAGACCCGTGGAAGAGGTTCTATTTTCCTAGAAGACAGGTTCTAAAGCCGGTAGTCGGAGCATATCAAGAGATTTACGATGGAAAACTGGATTTCTTATCAGTTTCACAACCGAAACGTACTGGGAAAACCACCGGAGGACTAAAACTGGCACAGATGATGGGCGGCAGAGACCCGGACGGAAGCATTTTCGGTGTAGGAAAAGGTGAAGGACTGGTAAAGAGGTTCTACGGTGGTCTTTTACAAGGATTTGAGACTGAAAGTACTTATCAGCGGTTTTTAAGTGTTTTTCCGGAAGCTACAAAAATAAGCAAAGATGGATACAAGAGCGCAGAGAATCTGTCCATAGACCTTAAAAGCAAGAATATCTTTCCAACATTTACTTGCCGACCTATTGATGGTGCAATCGTAGGTTGTACCGAAGCAAACGTGCTTGTCTATATTGATGACTGCGTAAAAAACCATGAGGAAGCAAGAAACAGAGACCGATTAGAGTTCCTGTGTGAAAAGGTCACAGATGACGTTTTAGGACGTAGATTAGAGGGCACACCCATTATTATCCAAGGAACAAAATACAGCCTGTATGACCCTATTACAGCACTACAGAATAAGGCTGATGAACTTGGATGGATATGGAGAGAAGTTGCAATACCGGCACTTGATCCGGTCACGGACGAAAGCAACTGGGAAATTTACCGAAAGGACAAGAAAGGTCTTAGAAAAATATTCACTACGGACTATTACCGGAAAGAAAGAAAACTTGTTTCCGAAGAAACCTGGGCGGCAGAGTTCCAACAAGAGCCATACGAAGCAAAGGGAAGAATGTTCTCTGAAAGTGAGTTAAATTATTTTGAGGAACTTCCAGTTGACAGAGAGCCGGATGCAATCATGGCGGCTTGCGATAGTGCCGACAAGGGAGAAGATAGCTGTGCTATGCCAGTCGGATATGTGTACGGTAACGAGGTATATATCGTTGATGTAGTATTTGATAATGCAGGAACACAGTTCACAAAGCCTGAATGCGCAAATATGCTTATTAAACACAATGTTAAAACAGTCACTTTTGAGAGCAACAGTGCCGGGGAATATTTTGGTCGTGATGTTATGGACATTGTAAAGTCGCAGGGAGGAAGATGTAGCGCAAGGTTCAAATTTAACTGTTCAAACAAAATTACGAGAATGGAAAATGCAAGAGATAATGTAATTCGTGATTACTATTTTCGTGATTTCAAGAAAATGGACAGGCAGAGCCAGTACTACAAATTCATGAAGGAATTAACCACTATGACACGTAGCGGAAAAGTAAAACACGATGATGCACCGGACAGCATAGCATTGTTTGAAAATGAAATGAGAGCAGGAACTATGGCAAAAGCAGAAGCAATTCAAAACCCATTCTCTTTCGGACGGAGGTATTGATTATGGTGACTAAAGATGTTTTGTCTCAATACATAGATTTACAGGAAGAAATCAAAGAAGTACAGCAGAAGATTAAAAAACTTGAATCGGATATCAGAAAAATTGAATCGGATGGGAATGTTGTTGACAGCGTATCAGGTGGATGCGGCGGCACTGAACATTTTCGTATTGAAGGATTCCCTTATCCAGAGTACAGCAGAAAACGGACACTGCTTTATTCCAGAAAGGCTACTTTACAGCTTTTAGAGGACGATTTACTGCAAAAAAATAATGAAGTCGAAGAATTTATTGCAAGCGTTCAGGACAGTCGTATAAGACGAATCATAAATTTACGATTTATTGAAAAATTATCATGGAACAAGGTTGCTGATAGAATCGGTGGTGGAAACACAGAGGATAGCGTAAGAAAAGCATTTGATCGTTATATGGCAAATTAAAATAATACGGAGGTATAAACAATGCAAATTATTAAAGAAATAGTGTTAATTGTGCTGTGCCATTTATTTGGAGATTATGTATTACAATGTGACTTTATTGCATCAACGAAAGGGAAAAATTGGTATCATTTATTTGTGCACTGTGCATTATACTGCCTTCCTTTTTTAATTGTTTTTGGATGGACATGGCAGTTGCCGATAGTTTTTGCAACACATTTGATTATTGATCCATTAAAAGCGAGATGGAATAAAATTACGTATGCACAAGACCAAGTTTTACATTATTTGGTTGGATTATTATATTTAATCTGAACAAAATTGTCCGATATGTCCGATTTTTCCGTGATACTATTAAGATGCAGAAAGATTCCAAGATATTTTTCATTTCCTCCTCAGATTATGTGAAGACTCCAGAAGTACCGCTCTTATCAGCAAGGGCGGTATTTTTGTGCGCAGAAAAGAGGTATTTATGATTTTTAATCAAAAAATTAGAGTGTACTGTCCGGGATGCGGACGGTTGGTCGGTGAATGCAGTTCAAAATCACACATCGACAAGACATATAAGTGCCGGAATTGCAATAAGATGGTTGTTTACCATACGGAGACCGGAGAACGTGAGATTAAGAAACTTCCAAAAAGAGACCAGAGCAGCGGAATGACATTTATGTAGGTGAAAATATGAACACTATGAAATTTCAAGACCTTGTAAAGGGTTGTCACGGTAGAAAAATTGCATATACGGATGTGGAGCAGATAACCGAAGACAACATTGTAAAGGTTATTGGTGATTGCATCGGTTTTTTTAATTACAATAAGTCAGTTATCAAGTACTTGTGGGAGTACTACAAAGGAGATCAACCGGTACTATACAGAACAAAGCTGTCAAATGAGGATATCACCAATCGAGTAGTAGAGAACCATTCTTTTGAATGGGTGCAATTCAAGGTCGCTCAGACTTACGGAGAGCCTATTCAGTTTGTCAGCAGAAAAGATGATGAAGCTGTAAATAAGGCAGTAGATAAACTGAATGATTACTTAGCAGATGCAAATAAGCATGAGAAAGACATAAAAGCTGGTGAGTGGCAGTCGGCAACCGGAACATCATTCAAAGCTATTCAGATTGTGAATGGAGATGTGCCTATCCGTGTGGTTGCACCTAATCCTTTGAACACGTTTGTCATTTACAACCGCAGTTCCGAAGAACCGATTTTGGCGGTACAGGAGTTAAAAGATGAAAATGGCGAGTGGTACAAACTCTGCTACACGGAATCTTGCGAATGCATCATCAAGAATAGTGCAGTTGTTAAGGGAACATGGAAACTTCATGGATTTGGTGGAATACCGATTGTAGAATTTCCGAACAACCATGAGCGGTTGTCAGATATTGAACTTGTTATAGATCTGCTGGATGCAATCAATAATACGCAGTCAAACAGAATGGACGGCATAGAGCAGTTTATCCAGGCATGGTACAAATTTGTAAACTGCGAGATTGACGAAGAAGAGTTCAAAAAAATGAAGATGAACCATGCGTTGGTTGTAAAGTCCATCAATAAAGACAATAAGTCTGATGTGGATGTCATGTCTCAGGAGCTTGACCAAACGCAGACACAGGTTTCCAAGGATGATTTAACAGACAGCGCACTTTCAATTTTGGGAATACCGAACAAGCAAGGGAACACTGGCGGTGATACGCAGGGCGCGGTTGAGCTGAGAAACGGATGGGATTTTTCAAAATCAAGAGCAAGGCTTAAGGATCCTGTTGTTAAGACAGCAGAGAAGAGACTGGCCAAGGTTGCGCTGAATGTTATCCGCATTAAGAAAGAGGATCTGAAAATCACTCTTAGAGATTTTGATGTGCAGATTAACCACAGTCCACAAGATAATATGTATACCAAGTCGCAGACATTACTACAACTTCTGCAGTGTGGTATTCATCCGCTTATTGCAATCAAAACGGTTGGACTTTGGGGAGATTGCGAAAAGACTTTCAACATTTCCAAACCTTACCTTGATGCTCTGTGGAAAACTGCTGACATTATCAATATAGAAGAGCAGATGGCGAAAGCACAAGAAATTGTAAAACAAATGCAAAATAAGACAGTTGCCTAGAAATAGGTAGCTGTTTTTATTTTATAAAATTTGCAGCTATGCGGTAAATAGCAGAGACTCAGCAGGAGCGACCTGCGGTAACAAAAGCGTGAGTTTAACGGAGGTAATTTATGACACGAGAAGACGTATTAAAACTTTTTCCCGAAGCTACGGACGAACAGATTACAAATCTTTTGAATCAGAACAATTCGGAAGTTGCAAGAGAAAAAACAAAGGCAGGACAATACAAGGCTAAGGCTGATAGTGCAGATGAGTTACAGAAAAAGCTTGATGAACTTGAAGCCGGAAATCTTTCTGAAATTGAAAAAGCTAATAAAGCTTTGGAAACTGCAAATGCAAAAATCGCAGAACTTGAAAAGACACAGGCTATTGCGGATCAGAGAAGCAATGCGGCATCCAAGTTTAACATTTCTGCTGAACAGGCATCACAGGTTATCAAGGATGACGGCAGTTTTGACTACGAAGTACTCGGAAAAATTATCTCTGATAAAGAGACTGCTGCGGCACAGGCTAAAGAGCAGGAAATCGCAAACGGAACCACAAATCCGGGCGGTGGTAGTTCTGGCGGTGGTAATGGAACTGAAAGTAAAGGTGCTGAAATGGCAAAGAAATATAATCAGCGCTATGTAATCGAACAGTAAGCAAGGAGGTATAAACGTTATGGCTTACATGAAAACCACTACTTACACTTCTGGTGTAAATATTTTAGCAAGTGAAGTCGGACTTGTGTTAAAAACTTTTGAGGGAACACAAGCAATGGCAACACAGGTAGATGATAAGAAGATCATCAAGGCAGGAACTGTGGTTCCAACAAATAACGCTTCTGCGAAGGGAATTGTGTTTGAGGATGTTGATATTACAGATGACGAAAAGAAGCCTATTTCTGTAATTATTGCAGGCCGTGTTATTAAGGAAAATTTGCCTGTTGCAGTAGATACCAATGCCGAAACCGCACTTAAAGCAAGCGGCATTTACTTTGATTAAATTACGGAGGTAAGAACAGTATGCCTAGTGTATTAACAATGATTACAGACAAGGATAGATTGGATTTTTCCCAAAACTATTCTATCGCAAGAAATTATGTAGGTGACCGTCTTTTCCCTGATATCAAGACCGAGAACCTTGAAGCAGAGTACGAAAGACTTTCCGAAGGAATGGACCTTCCCACCGCAGCAATGGTACACGCATTTGATACCGAGGCTGCTATTGGTGTAAGACCTGGATTTGAAAAAGTAAGCGTAGAAAAGCTGCTGATCAAGGAAAAAATCAACCAGTCTGAAAGATTACGCCAGTTGCTGAATCATGGCGTAAGAGAAAGCAATCTGATTGACTATGTATATGACGATATGGGTCGGCTGTCTGATTCTGTAAAGACAAGAACTGAAATCGCAAAAATGGAAGTTATGTCTACTGGTAAAATGACCATTAACGAAAATGGTCTCAATTTTGCTATTGACTTCAAAGTAAATAAGTTCAAGGCACTAAAAGGATGGGAAGATCCTACCCATGATATCCTTGGAGATATTGCAGACATGGTTCAGATGGCTCTTGACAAAGGATATGTTGTCAATACCGCACTGACTTCTACCAAAATGCGCTCTTATATGCTTAAGAATGAAGGAATAATGAAAGCTATTAAGGGAGTTAATTTCGTTGGAATGGCAATTACTCAGGCAGAAGTGGAAAATCTGTTGTTTAGCCTGCATAGTCTGAATATGGTAATTGATGATGATATGTACGGAATTGCCAACAAGGAAAATACAACGAGAACTCCAAAGAGATTTTTACCGGATAATGTATTTACTCTTTATGTATCTACTGGAAACGGAAAGATTGGTACTGGACTTTGGGGCGTAACTCCGGAAGAAGAAAAGGCAAGTGCATTTACAAGCTTGTCCAAAAAGCAATTCATTACTATTTCCCAGTGGGCAACTCCTGATCCGGTTGCTGAGTGGACTAAGGCTAGTGGCGTGTTTATTCCTGTAATTCCTAACCCTTATGGAATCGTAATCGGTACTTTAACCGAAGGAGAAAGCGGTTTGGATACATTGATAGTGAACAGCACTGCAAGCCAAACAACTAATGGATACACGAAAGTAAGCGTTTCCCCTGCAAAAAGCGGCGACAATTCTTACAAATACAAGGTAGCAGATGATTGTAAATTACCTTCTTATCTTGGAAATGTAAAGACGTATGCTACTTGGGATGGCACTTCTGAAATTGAAGCAACAACCGGCAAGGAAATTATGATTATCGAGTGTGATCCTAATTACAGAGCAGTAAAGGCAGGTATTACTACGGTAACTGCAAAGGATGAATAAGAGGTAACACATGGCAGAATATACGACTTTGGAGCAAGTAAAAATCCGTCTGAAACAATTTCATATTGATTCTGAAAGCTCCGAGGTCGTGTTTGACCATTTGGAAGAAAATCCTCTTTTGGAACAACTTATCAGTCAAGCAGAAGCCGACATCAGAGCAAAAAGAATGTACCCGGAAAGTTACACAGAAGAGAAGATTGCTTCGGATATGAAAAAATTTCAGTCCGTGGTGGTTAATCTTGTCGTGTATGACAGATCGCAAGCCGGTGAAAACTTCATGGCAAGCTATTCAGAGAATGGAGTGTCGAGAACATGGAGAGACCGCGAGGATCTGTTTGTTGGCGTATTTCCATTTGCAAAGGTATTGTAATTAAAAGAAGATTGTGCGTGACCATGTTACTGATTCCAGTAATAAGGTTGCAGGCGGCACACTTTAAGGGTGGTGGGCGGTGTGCCAACAAATAAACAGTTAGGAGATATGAAGTGAAAGAATTTTTATTACAGACGTATACGATTTTTCTGCCTATTTTATTAGGCTACATCGTCTGGCTCCTAAAGCAGCAAAAGAAAGATAGGGATGCGAACAGCAAGGGAACAATGCTTCTTTTGCGTGTGCAACTTATTGAGTATCACGATAAGTACATGAAGTTGGGAGAAATTCCAAGCTATGCGTATGAAAACTTTGTCGAGATGTACAATGCTTATCATGCGCTTGGTGGAAATGGAATGGCAACTAAAATGTATGAAGAAATCAAAGAAATAAGATTGAAGAACGGAGGTAAGGAATGATGGATTTTTCACAGGTAGGAACTTGTGTTGCAATCGTGGTTATTTGCTATCTTGCCGGTATTGGAGCGAAGCTGATTCCGGTTATTAAGGATAACTACATCCCGGTTGTTGTCGGCATTGTCGGTGGCATTCTCGGAGTAGTAGGAATGTATGTTATTCCGGATTTCCCGGCAAATGATGTGCTGAATGCAATTGCAGTCGGAATTGTTTCCGGTTTGGCAAGCACTGGTGTAAATCAGATTTACAAGCAGGTGAAGAAAGATGCTTGACATTAACAAGCAGGAAATGAAGTACTCACGGCAGGGAGAAAAAGTCACGATTTATAACCGTGACAAAAACGGTAACATTATTTACGATGAAGTGGCAGGTGAAAAAATTCCGTCAATCAAAGGAACGATTACGGAATTTTTAGAACCCGTCCTTTTTTCTGCCAACATCAGCAATAAGCTGTCGGAAGTACTGGTAAAAGAATTTGGTATTGATGATTCCAGTTCGTATTGTCAGATTGTGACCGACAAAGGCTATTTGCCGATTAAGGCAGGGGATGTTATCTGGAAGAAGTCAGAAGTAGGTCGTGACGATGACGGACTTGTGGACAACAAGACTGCGGACTATGTTGTCAAAGGCGTTGCAGACGAGGGACTGACAGCAGATTTGTTTTTGTTACAGAAGACGGTGAAGTGATATGGGAAAGACAATCAACATCAATCTGTTTGACACAAAGTCCATACAAGCGGCTGTAAAGGCTATTAGAGACTATGAAAATAGTTTAACCTATAAATGTAGGCTACTGGCTGAAAAGTTGGCTAAAAATGGTGTAGAAGTGGCTAGGATAGAGGTAACAAGTTTAGATGCAATATTCACTGGCGATTTAATGCGAAGCATTCATGCAGAGTATGTAGGAAACATAAAAGGCGGTGGAATTTGGGCAGTTGTTGCCGATGATGAATCCGCTGTTTTTGTGGAATTTGGTACACTCGGTAGCCTTGGTGGAAAAAAAGAATATCCATATCCGTTGCCGGAAGGTGTTCAGTGGAACTACGGAAGTGGTTCAAACATCATTCAGTTGGCAAATGGTCAATATGGATGGTTTTACAAAGGCGATGATGGAAAAGTGTATTGGTGCGATGGCATGGATAGCAGACCATTTATGTATTTGACAGGTATCGAACTTGAAAAAGATGTAGTGAAAGCGGCATTGGAGGTGTTCGGCAATGGCGGTTAATGAATATCAGTGGGTATCAGATTTCAAAGTAAAGATTGCATCGTACTTAAAAATGAAGATACGGCAGAGCCATCCTAAAGCTTATGTGACGGACAAAAGCAAGGATTTGTCAGACCCTACATTCCCTACGGTGTACTTTCATGCTATGCCGTTCACAGAAACCGGACAAGACCTTGAAGCACATTCTGTTAATGGAATCACAGCATCATACCAGGTGGATGTGATAACCAACAAAAGTCAAGAAGAAGCCGAAGCTATCATGGCTACGGTTGCTGGACTTTTCAAACGTCTGCGATTTCAAATAACTTCCATGCCGGAGTTCAATAATACTTCGCAGGACACATACAGAAGCACTGCACGGTTCAGAAGAAGTGTAGATGCTGATGATATATTGTAACTATTGTCAGAGCCGAAAGGCTCTATTTTTTATGCAAAATTGGAGGTAAATATGGCTACTGGTTTAAAATCAAGAATTGCCTATAAAGAGCCTAGTTCTAGTGCTGCTACTGGTGAGTACTGGGCAGGAACTTACAAACTGCTTATGAGAGCAAAAAGTATTCCTTCACCGTTCGGAAGTCAGAACATGGTGGATACTTCTACACTGGAAGATTTGGTAGAGACGCAGGAAATGGGTCGTAGAGCCGCTAACAGTATGGAAGTGCAAGGAGCATTTGAGAAAAAGTACAAGGATGAAATGGTGACAAACGAGGGAAAGAAACTCGATTTTATCATCCTGTATGGAACTGACGGAAAAGGTTCAGAGGGTATTTGTGCGTTTATCGGTCAGGAAAGTTTTGCACCGGACGAAGCAACAGACGATCATCTGACCGGAACTGCTACGATTGCACAGGCTACTGTACCAAAGTGGATTGAAGATAATTACACTGTTGCAGTAACAGAAGACGAAAACGGTTATCCCACAGCAATTACACTGACAAAAAAATAGCAAGTCAGTCAGAAACAAATAACACTGCCGTGGCTGACAATTACGAAACGGTAGACGAACCATTGATTTAAGCAAAAGAGAGCCGTCTTCGGGCGGCTCCTTTCCAACAAAATGTTGGGGAAAGGATATGTTTTTATGAAGAAGATTTTAGTTAATGATGTTGAATATACTTTAGAGTTTGGATTCGGTGCTGTGGAGTGCAAGGATTTGATTCAAAAGATGTTTCTTATGCTTTCCGGTGGCTATGTAGCTAAAAAAGCAAAAAATATACAGAATCCCACATCAGAAGAAATTGTAGATGGTAGTGGATATATGCTTGCAGAATTTCCTCATGTATGCAAAACGGCTTTTTATGCAGGACTTCTTGAAAACCATGAGGATATTACACCGGATGAATCCAAGGCTTTGATGAAAGAATACATGAAGGCAAACAGTCTTTCTTTTGTGAAGTTGTATGGAGAACTGACAGACTGTATGAAAGAAGACGGTTTTTTCGAACTGTCGGGTCTGACGGAAATGATGACGCAGGCCAAGGAAGAAATGGAGAAAGAGGACAGCAAGGTAACGAAGATGCCGCAGGACCACAAGAAGAAATCGACTGGCACAAAATAATATGGGAAGAATATTTTCCATTTGCTTTTTCCATGGGAATTTCGATGGAAGAGTTCAAACATCTGAATCCTAAAAAATTAGAGTGGTGCTACAAAGGATATAAACTCAAAAAAGAGGAAGAAGATAGGAATTCATGGCAACGGTGGGGAGATTACGGAATATCTGCATTAATCGTTGCAATAGACTCTTGCTTACATGGAGAAAAAGCAAGAGCTACTTATGTTGAAAAGCCTATTTCAGAAAAGATAGCACATGATAATGAGCCTAAATATAAGGAATCCAACGAAGAAATTGCAATATGGGAAATGAAACAGAGAATCAAAGCATTAAGAGAACAAGGGTTGCCGGAAAGCCCGGATTAAGGAGAAACAAACATGAGTTTAACAGGAATTGATGTGTCCTCATACCAGGGGACGATTAACTGGTGGGCGGTAAAACAGAACGGTATTGATTTTGCTATTCTGAAAGTCATCCGTAAGGATTTGAACCCGGACAAGAAGTTTGAAGAGAACTGGCGAAAATGCGATGCATACGACTTGGAAGTGCAAGGTGTATATAATTACAGCTATGCTACCACAGTGGCAAAAGCACGTTCTGATGCTAAGAGAGTTCTTGCAATTCTCGGAAATCGCAAGCCTATGGTTTGGATGGATGTTGAAGATGCTGTGATGAAGAATCTCGGTAAGAATCTGATTTCAATTATCAATGCTTACGGCAAGGTCATCACTGATGCAGGATTACAGTTCGGTGTATACACTGGGGAAAGTTTTTACAAGACATACATTAAGCCTTATGGCGGTGTGAGTTATCCCATGTGGATTGCACGGTACGGCAAGAATAACGGCAAGTGTGATGTGAAGTATCAACCGCAAGTACCGAACATGGTAGGCTGGCAGTACACTTCTAAAGGTCGTATAGGCGGCATTGTAGGCAATGTAGACATGAATGTATGGTACAAGAAATTAGATGCCGTATATGAGGATTCTACAAGCCATAGCAACCCTTATACAGAGCCGGAAAGACTTCTTTATTACAAGCGGATGGTAATGATGAAGGGAAATGATGTCAAGTGGGCGCAGTACGAACTTGTAAGGAAAGGCTTTATGCCGTCTGTAAATGCGAAAGGTAAGACGAACATTGACGGATATTTTGGAAAAACCACTTCTGATGCAGTAAAAGCATTCCAAAAGAGTGTTGGAATCACTGTAGATGGAAAAGTCGGTGCGGTTACAAGGGCATATCTCAAAAAGTAATTTTAGGAGCGGTAGGTGTCACAGCTTACCGCTCTTTTTCTTGGAAGTGGCAGACACTTCCTTTTTTATTGCGGTAAAGGCGGTGCGGTATGGCAGATATTGATTCTTTGCAGATTAAAATAAAAGCGGATGCGAATAACGCAAGTAACGCACTGGATAAGTTGGCAAATAGCCTTACGAATTTTCAGAAAAGCTTGTCTATTGATACATCCAAACTGACAAGCATTTCTAATAGCATACAGAGTATCGCAAATGCCGCCAGTTCCATGAATACGAGCGGTATTAAGAACATATCCACATTGACAAATTCCATTAACAGAATGGGGAAAATAGATACAAGCGGATTAAGCAGGATTTCTTCTGCACTGAAGACTTTTTCTGCAGACATGGCAGGAACTAAAGTAGATGGAGTAGGGGATATTGCAAGCATAGCATCTTCGATTTCAAGACTTGGTGGTGTGGCATCCGGCAGAGCAATCACGAACATTCCTTTACTGGCAAAGAATTTGAAGCAGTTATTTACAACTCTTTCAACCACTCCAAATGTAAGTGAGAACATTATCCGCATGACGAATGCACTGGCAGGACTGGCATCTACCGGTGCGGCATCCGGTAGAGCCGCAAACTCTTTAGGACGGAATCTGAACACCTATACGGCAAGCGCAAAAAGAGCCACGAAGAGCACATTCAGTCTTGCAGCGGCTTTCGGCAGATTCTACGCAACCTATTTCCTTGTGATTCGTGGAATCAAAAGTCTGTGGAAGTCCATAGAGGGAACCACGGACTATATCGAAGCATTTAACTACTACACGGTAGCGTTTAATAAAGTCGGCAAGGAATGGGGCAAGGATTTTGAAAAATTCGGTTACGACAACGCAGAGGATTATGCGCAGAGTTTCGGAAACCGTGTAAATGAACTGCTTGGTAAAATGTCAGGTCTGAAAGTAGATGTAGACGGTGGATTGATTTCTGAAAGCGGAATGAAAAACCTGGGACTGAATTTACAGGTGATCACGCAGTACGCTTCACAACTTGCATCTATTACCAACTCTTTAGGGCAGACAGGAGAAGTCACTACGGCAATTTCAAAGTCCATGACAATGCTTGCCGGGGATATTTCATCCCTGTTTAACGTGGATTTCAGTACAGTTGCGACTAACTTACAGTCCGGTTTGATTGGTCAGTCAAGAGCACTGTATAAGTATGGTATTGATATAACAAATGCCACCTTACAGACTTATGCTTACAGATACGGCATTGAAAAGGCTGTATCTGAAATGTCACAGGCAGAGAAACAGCAGTTGCGTCTACTGGCAATCTTAGACCAGTCCAAAGTATCATGGGGAGACTTGGCGAATACAATCAATTCCCCAAGTAATATGATCCGTCAGTTTACCAACAACGTAAAAGAAGCCGGTATGGTACTGGGACAGTTGTTTATTCCGGTATTACAGAAAGTACTTCCTGTCATTAACGGTGTCGTAATTGCGATTAAGAGACTGCTTGTCAGTGTGGCAAATTTACTGGGAATCAAGATTGACTTTTCGTCATTCGGTCAAGGTGTATCCGGGTACAATGAAGATTTGGAAGATACGGCAGATGCGCTGGATAAAGTTGGAAAAAACGCAAAAAAGGCTAAAAGTTACACACTTGGTATTGATGAATTAAATATCGGTGACACTAACAGCGGTTCAAGCGGAAGTTCTTCTGCTGGTGGAGCAGGAATTGACCTTACCAAGGAAATCATGGATGCTACTGCTGAATACGAAAAAGTATGGCAGGAAGCGTTTGATAAAATGCAGAATACGGCTATGAGTTGGGCTGACAAAGTAAGCAAGGTGTTTAAGCCAGTAAAAGATATTATAGAAGATCTGGCGTATGCATTTAAGTTTGATTCTGATGCATGGTTTAAAGTTGCCGGAATGGATACTTCCAAACTGGTAACTGGTATTTTTGACTGGTTCACAAGAGCAATAGATTCTGTGGACTGGGAAAAAATTGGAAGACACATAGGTAGTTTCTTGGACGGAATGGATTGGACAGCAATCTTTACATCTGCCGGAAATTTCATAGAAACTGCCATAGATGCGGCAATCGATCTATGGAAAGGAAGTTTTGATGCTGCACCGATTGAAACCACGATTATCACAGCAATAGGTCTTTTAAAGTTTACTGGTGTTGGAGATATCATATGGGGGAAAATATCGGACAAGTTATCAGCCAAAGTACTAGGATCAAGTATAGGAATAGTTCCGACAATTGCAATAGCTGCGGTTACTTGGGAGATTGGATTTAATGTCGGAAAATCATTAGGTGAAGCAATTTTCCCTGATGATAAAGAAATCTATGAAAATTTCTCGTTTTTTGGAGAAGGTGGATTCTTTGATACAATAAAAAACACTGATTTTTCAATACTATTTGACGCTTGGAAACAGATGAACTCTGATGCGGCAGATTTTTTAACAAAAACAATGCCGATAAGACAGTTCTTTGATTTTCTATCACAATTTAAACTGGACATAAATGATACATTTGGTTTAGTATCAGTGTTTGAAAATTTAAAACCTATTGTTGAAAACTGGTTTAATGAATCTGTCAAGCCTTGGTTTTCTGCTGAAAAATGGAATCAATTAGGAACAAATATTAAGACCACACTTTCTACGAAGTGGAATGAATTTACCGCATGGTGGAAAAATATTGGTTTTGCAAACTGGTGGAACAATGTAAAATCATACTTTACTACCGAGAAATGGACATGGAGTGGCATTAAAGACGGATTGTCTAATGCGTGGAATAATGCAATAGCGGCTGTTAAACAAATTTGGAATAGTTTTGCAAACTGGATAAATGATAAACTTAATTTCTCATGGGATCCTATAACGATAGCCGGAATACAACTTGCACCAGGAGGAAGTATTAGTCTTGGCAAAATTCCTACTTTTGAAACTGGCGGTTACGTTCCAAGCCGATACACAATGTTTATGGCAGGAGAAAACGGTGTACCGGAGATTGCCGGAACAGTAGGTGGAAAAACAGCGGTTGCCGGTGGAGTTGAAATCACCGGAATCAAAGATGCTATTAACACCACAGCAGAAGCGCAAATGCGTATGATGCAACAAGAGATTGACCTGCTTAAGCAGTTGCTTGCAAAAGAAACCTCTGTCAATATCGGTGACAGAGACATAGCAAGGGCAAATTTAAGAGGTCAAAAAGCTATGGGATTACAAATTATTACTTAAGAGTGGGATTTATTCCCACTCTTTTTCTGTGGAGGAAAACACAATGATAGCAAGACCAAGTGATTTCATCATAGTAAACGGAGTGCGTTTTCCGTGTCCGGCTCCCGGAATGGAAATAGTTCGGTCGCAGACGGTTGATTCAGGAAGAAATGTAAATGCTGCAGTCGTCGGTCAAAAAGTCGGCAGAAAATTGTGGAAGATAAATAATCTGCAATGGAACGGTTTAGATGCGGAAACATGGAAAGAAATGCAAGATGCATTAGAGCCATTTTTTGTGCCGGTTACGTTTACTGGGGACGACAATGTAAGGCATACATATACCATGTATCCAGGAGACACTACCGGTAAGCCGTTGTTTTTGGATGATATTTTTTATAGGAACTATGAAACGTGTAAATTCAATTTAATTGATTGTGGGTGGGAAGAATGATAAAAGCTTCTAACGCTTATAAGTCTGCAATGCAGAAAAAGATAAGAGACAGGGCATACATATCAATTACTCTCGGTGTAGTAAATGGTGACGCACAAAATACGGCTCATTTTGACGGCGATTACGCATACTGGGGAAACAAGGTTTTGCCATTTAGAAATGATACAGAATATACGGAATATGCTACCTTGGAACAAAATTATATGCGTGTAGACGGTCAAATGTATTTTCTTCCGAGAGAGACAAGCGGATTGTACCAGCTACGTAATGCTCCATTAACTACACAAAACATAATGGAAACTGTAAAAGTAACATTCCCACAAGAGTATTCCATCAAAGGACTTACGATAGATTTCGGGAAATATTACCCAACTAGCTTCAAAATTGTTACAGATGAAAAAGAATTAACTTATACAAATAGTAAACACGATTTTTCAACAACAGATGTAATTGGGAACACCACAAATATACAAATAATTCCTATATCTATGGTCGGAGGAAATAAACGTCTTAGAGTAGAAAAAATCGTAATGGGTGTTGGGCTGACATATAGAAATAATGATGTATCAACATCATCTTTTGAAGAATTTGTCAACGGAATTTCAGCGGAGATTCCATACAGAAAATTATCTGTAACAATACTGGATAAAAATAATGTATACAATGTAGACGATGATAATTCCTTTATCAACTTCCTTGAAACTGGACAAAAAATGGAGTTATCATACGGAATGGTCCTGTCAGACGAAACAGTGGAATGGCATAAAAAAGCCACGATGCTTTTGACTGACTGGAACTCTAAAAAAAATCAAATGTCTTTCACCGCAAATGATGTTCTTTCAACTTTGGAAGACAACTATACAATAGGAAATAAAATATACGATAGAACAGCATATGCAGAAGCTATTAGCATTCTAAAAGATGCAGGATTCGAGCCTGATGAGTATTTTGTTGACGATTGTTTAAGAGATGTGATCCTACACAATCCAATGCCGAAAGCACCTCACAAAGAATGTTTGCAGTTGTTGTGCAACGCTTCAAGATGCATTTTATTTGTAGATTCTGACGGAAGAGTAAATATTAAAGCCAACTTTGCAAATGTTATAGATCCTGCAGATATGCAGGTTACCTCAAACGGAACTGCATGGTGGGGAAATGCCACTAATGTATTATATGGAAACAACAATGTATATGCAGAACTGACAAGAAGTTTTATGCGTGTAAACGGTTCACAACTTTTTCTTCCGAGGAATACCGGTACAGCCATCGAACAGACAGGATATGTTACGAGCAATGTTTCTGAGGAAAATGGATTGTTTTCGGAGAATCCAGTGCTTACATTAAAACTTCCTGCAGCATACACGTATTATGGATTGTATATTTCATTCCAGGGTAATCCTCCAAAAGAGATGAAAGTATCGACATATAATGGAGATACACTTCTTAAGACTTTCAAATATGATGATTTGAAAGAAAAATCATTGTTAAATGATGAATTTGAAAACTTCGACAGTATTCGTTTCGAGATAACAAAAGCATATCCTAAAAACAGAGTCTTAATTGATAAAATCAGTTTTGGAGATTTATCTGATTATGAGTTGAAAAAAGACTCCATGACAGAAAATCCTTATGGATACGCAGAAAGAAAAACAAAAGAAGTTTTTGTTAAAATATATACATTTCAAAACGGAGAGGATAATACACCGCAAGTAGTTGAAGATAACGTATATCTAAAGAAATCAATTAACAACTCTGGAGAAATAAGGTATTGTGAAAACCAACTTATTTCAACGGAAGATCATGCAAGGATTGTTGCTGAATGGCTTGGGAATTATTATGCGAATAATATTTCTTATGATGTTCAATACAGAGGGGATCCGGTGCTGGAAGCTGCTGATATTATTTTCATGGAAAGTGATATTGTAAACAGCTTACAAGTAGAAGTGGAAACACACAAATTAAACTTTAATGGTGCTTTTAATGGATCATTGCAACTACGAAGAGCAATGAGAACATAAGGAGGTTGTAATGAAAAAAATAATTAACGGTCTTCTGTATAACACGCAAACTTCTGAAATAATATATGTTGATGAAATGACAAACAGGAAAATATTCAGAACAGAAAAAGGTAATTTTTTCTTGTTTTATCCAAACGGAGAAATAGTGCCGAAAACAAAAGAAGATATAAAAGAGTATTTGGGGCTGAATGATACAGAGAAATATATAGAATTGTTTGGAGATGTGGAGGAAGCATAATGTGGGCAGATCCTAAAACAAATTGGTCTTCTGAATGGAATGGTGAAACTTATATAGGAGATTATTTTTTATATACAGATTATAACCGTATTAAAAATAATCTTTTGGAACTAAAAAGCACTGCAGAATCTATGTATAAAATATCATCTTTTAATCTTGGAGATGATAAGGTTGAAGCAGATCTGATTTATGCCGATGAAGTTACTTTATTTGAAACTATGCTGGCAGAAATTAACAGTTCCACTTTCTCATTTTCTGAACAATTTAAAACATGGAAAGAGAATAAATCGGTTCCAACATATGAAGACTGGAACAGGATAGAATCGTTGCAGTTAAAAATATACAATACGTTAGTAGCACAAAGAAAAGCGCAGAACCGACTTGCCTTTACGCTTGGCGGTCAGAAAGGATTTAAGGTGTAATTATGGCAGATTTAAAAACAAACTATGTTGATGATGTATTAGACACAACTAAAAATCAGTTAAGAAAATATCAGCAAATTCAAAATGACGATGGAACTGTTTCTTTTGTTGATGTTACCGAATATAAGCAAGTAGGAACCTCATTCGGTGCAAAAGACATCAATGATACTAATGCAGCCATTAATGATGTAAATGGCAATTTAAAAAATACAAGCAAGTTATTTGTACCATTCGTAAATAAAAAGAGTGTTTATTTTTATTATACTGATAAAGCATATGGATATGGCACATTTCTTGCAATGGATAATTATGGTGTTCTTGATTTTTATATTCTTCGTAATGTATTTGATAATGTCACTTCATCTGGCGTACAAGTATTACCATCAAAAAGTTTAGGCACTAATTCATCAGTTGCATATATTCATTACAGAAATGGTAAATACGATTTCCAAATTGTATTTACAAGTGAATATTCACATGGCATGGTAGTCGTTGGTGGTGGTAGCATAATGAATTATTCTGAGATATTGCAAGAATAACGATTATCTATAATATACAATCCACCATGTATTAGATGTAACATCTCTACCGATAGAAGAAGCAACCAGCCATACTATTTATCTTATTTTTTGTGATATCGAATTGCACTGCCCCATAATCAGATGAAGTGCTAAACCATCCCTGTTTTATAATATCAGTATCATTTGATAAAGATATTCTAGGAATACTAACCATAACTTGTTTATTTTCTGCATTTACATTTACTTTTATTAATAGTTCTTCATAATCACTTGGTAATGAGATTATAGATGTACCTTGCGTTGCATTGGATATAGTTTTCCACTTTAACTAGCCATTTACAGAAGGAGTGATAGCCGATGGGCGGAGATTAGAAGCAAAAATAAATCAATCAAAAAGAGCATGGTGTAAAAGCCATGCTCTTAATCTATTTATCTGATTCCCCAGTCACCGTCATTGTTGACAAAACCAACCACATATCCTATCATGTCATCAATAAGATTTTCCGGGAGTATGCTGTTTGGAGATATAAGAGGAACATATCTACATTTTCTTACACCATCTTCAATTATATGTGTTTTCACGACAATATATATTCCACCATTACTGGTCACAATACATCGTTCACCGTCTTGCGGTTCACGATCCGCTGCAAGGAGAATAATTTCCCTAGGCAGATAAAACGGCATATAGTAGTCGCACGGAATTTTCACACCGATATAAGCCTTGGATTTTATGTCTTCCGGCAAACTGTCTATGCACATGGGTTCCACAGCATTTGTGGTTGCGATAATTCCATTCATAAGTTGTGGATTAAGGACAGAAATATACTTGTGCGATTTTTCAAGACTGGAATAGATTTTAGCTTGGTGACGTATGAAGTAACGGATAAGGTACAGAGAGTGTTCCGGCAGACTGCGGCATATCTTGACAGATTCCAACATCTTATCTTCCATAGTGCCGCAACCTACCAGTTCATCTACACTGATTCCAAAGGCTCTAGCAAGCGCAACAGCGGTCGATAGCTTTGTGTCGTTAGAATTACCGTATAGTAGTGAATTAAGCGTAGAATAAGGCAAATTAGCTTCATCAGCAAGCTTGTAAACCGTCATGTCCGGTTCATTGAGAAATTCATGGAGATTCCCACGAAAACTTAACATATAATTTACACGGTTGACTGATAGATGTGTCGATATTTCTTTGATTCGGTCTTTTTTCATCATGTTTTTTATCCCCCTTTCACATGATACACTTGTAACATCCCTTGTTTCAAGGGACTTCAAGTTCTGGCGAGGGCGGTGTTTATTGGCGTTTTCACCGTCCTCTTTTGTTGATATTTTACAACAATAAAAAACGTGCGTCAAATATATTGATTGTTAAGAACGTATGTTCTATAATGTAATGTATCGCTACTTTAGATTCTGCGGAGAATTAAGGGGAGAGGGGTGTGGTTACGATGGCAGAAAATTTTAAAACTAATGGAAAGAGAATGTCTAAAGAAGAGTACAAGAAAGAAATTATTGATATGATAAATTCTATTGAAGAATCTTATAAATTAAGATGGTTTTATCTTCTTATGAAAGAAAAAACAAGGGATGAATAATCATCCCTTGCGGTTATTGTTGTATAAAGCTTCTGCCTGGACGATTAGCATATCAAGAGTTTCCAGTGGAAGCTTTTCTGCAAAATTAAGTAATCTTAAAATGCGTGGATTCTTTGATGCCCTAATCAATAAATGATCGGTAGATATCATATAACTTTTATCTATTCCATATTTCCTAACAATTTTGTCTATAAGTTCTTCTGTGATATTACTGTCTGCATTTAATAAGCTTACTTCTTCTTTGCAAAATTCTTCATAATCTAAATTTGATATGTCATAACAGCTGCTTATTATTTCTAACGAAAATGAAGATTGCAAATAATTTTCGTATGCTTCCATTTTCCGGTCAATGTCACTAGCAGAAGAATTAAGAATATCTATGTTTTTGTTTCTTTTTTCTTCTGACTCCGTGTAGCCAGTAAAAAATGGATATACTTCTTTTATTTTTATAAATTTTTCATGTATTTCTTTATGATGCTCTCTGTCAAAAGTATCGAGGAAATCTACATTATATCCACAAATAGGGCAGCGTGTTGTTTTGGCATCACCTTTTAAATAATCTAAACTAACACCAAGCACATCAGCTATAGACTTCATTTTATCTTCTTTCATAACAGAAACACCATTTTTCCAGTTAGAAATCGGAGCAGTACCACCTTTTATTTTTGCTAACTTAGATACTCTGTAGTCTGTGAATCCACAAATATCCCTTATTTCAGCATATCTTTCGTATCCGTTTCCGTCCATAGTTATTCTCCTTAAAAAATAAATTAGAAAAATAAGCTATCTTGTATTGACACGCTTAAAAAACTATGCTAAAGTACATACATAGCTTAGAAACATAAGCTAATCAAAAAGGTAGTAGATTATTTTTCTATATTAACTTAGGCGACGCTATGATTATATTAGAAAACTAAGCTACTGTCAATATGTTTTTGAAGAAAGGAGAGAGAAAATGTACGAAAAGTACGCAAAACGCAGAGATGAATTAGGATTGACTGATTACAAAGTTGCACAAATGAGCGGCGTACTTACATCTACTCTTAGTGAATGGAAAAAACATTATGAGACAGATGGAGAATCAGGTTATCAACCTAAGTTGGAAAAAATCTCTGCAATAGCATCTGCATTAGGCATGAGTGTAACTGATTTTATCAATTAGAAAGGAGAAACATGGAAGAATTACAGATATTTAATTCGGATGAATTTGGAACAATCAGAATTAAAACTATTGATGGTGAGCCTTGGTTTGTAGCAAAAGATGTTGCCGACAAACTTGGATATGCGCAGACGAGTAATATGATGAAGCGCATAGACGAGGAAGATTCCAAATCATCCATTTTGGATGGTATGAATATGAAGTCCTCTTTAATAAACGAAAGCGGTTTATATTCTGCAATTATCGGAAGCAAACTTGATTCGGCAAAGAGATTTAAGCATTGGGTTACATCGGAGGTTCTTCCATCTATCAGAAAGAATGGCGGATACATTGCCGGACAGGAAACCTTATCCGATGATGAACTTATGGCAAAGGCACTCATAGTAGCACAGAACAAGATTTTAGAAAGAGACAGAATCATTGCACAGAAACAGGAGTGCATTCAAAAAATGCAGCCGAAAGCAATTTTCGCTGATGCGGTATCAGCAAGCCATACATCTATTCTTATCGGAGATTTGGCAAAGCTGATTAGTCAGAACGGTGTACATATCGGACAGAATAGGTTATTTGACTGGATGCGCAATAAAGGTTATCTGATTAAGTACGGTTCCTCTAAGAATATGCCAGTACAGAGATACGTTGAACAGGGATTGTTCGATGTCAAGGAAAGCACCATTCAGAACCCGGACGGTTCAGTGCGTATCACACGGACTACAAAGGTAACAGGAAAAGGACAGGTTTATTTTGTAAATAAATTTATAGGAGAGACTTAATAATGAAAATACAATTTAAACAATTAAGTAACAGGGTAATTGTTTCTGATATGAATGTGTACTATTCAAAAACAGATGGTGCGGATTCATTCAGAACTTTGGACTCTGACAATTTGGATGTGCACTTTTTGTGTGCGTATAACATCGAGATCGAGAATGAAGAATTGGAACTTGAAAGAGCCGTGGAAATGGATTTCAAAAGAGATAGTGATGGAAAGTGCATCGGAATTGTTATTAGTGATTCTTTAGGTACTTTCATCGGTGATTGGTACTAAGCCTATGAGAACAACAATAAAGCTGTTTCTTCCTATTATAATAGCACTCTCCATCACATTTACATCCACGGCACAGACAACCGGCAGTTTTATCTCCGAGGAAGCACAGGAATCGTGTGTAAAGTACGGTGAGGAATACGGCATCTGTCCGGAACTGCTCATGGCAATGATCGAGAAAGAATCTTCCGGAAGATCGGATGTGGAAAGTGGCGGTTGCAAAGGTCTGATGCAGATTTCTGACAGATGGCATAAAGACCGCATGGAGCGTTTGGGAGTGACGGACATCTACTCCGTGGACGGCAATATCCATGTGGGAGCCGACTACTTGTCGGAATTGTTTGGAAAGTACTGTGATGTAGGAATTGTCCTCATGGTTTACCACGGAGAGAAGAACGCAGCTACAAAGACAGAATTAAGTGATTACGCAGACTGGATATTAACCAGGAGCGCAGAACTGGAAAGGATGAATGGAAAATGACGAACAGAGAGAAGTATGCGGAACAGATTCTTGATATTGCCGTGACTGGTCACTCTATTGCGGTAGACAAAAAAGGAAAACTTCATAAATGCAATGAATTAGATTGCAGAGATTGCATATTTTCGAGAGTTGAATGTAGTGAACCTTCTTGCAAAGAAAAAACTAAAAAATGGTCAGAGCAGGAATATGTTGAACCACCTGTTGACTGGTCGAAAGTGCCTGTGGACACAAAGATTCTTGTGAGAGATTCAGATAATGAAAAGTGGAAAAAAAGACATTTTGCAAAATTTAAAAATGGGAAAATATATGCGTGGAACGATGGAAAAAGCTCTTTTACTGCATTTGAACATGAGTCTACAGTATGGTGGAAACAAGGAAAACTTGCGGAGGACACCGTATGAGTGCCAAAAAGCGGTTTACCGTCAAAGGGTGCATCGGAAAGATATTTTACAGTCCGAAAGAGTGGGAAGTTGACCGTGAAACAGCATTCTATTACAGAATTGTAAACCGCAATACCGGGAAGAAAAAATGGTTAAGAAAGGAGTATTTTTATGCAGAAACGACAGATTATCCCCATCGTCCGTGCGAATGAGATTCTGATTGCAAGACTGTTAGATGCAGGAATCTTGTATATCGGAGAGGACAACGTGATTCACGTAACAGAAGACTGAAAGCCGGAGGAGTGAGGAAATGGAAAGGAAGATAAGAAAAATCTTGGTAGAACTGGGGCTGAAACAATACTTGCCGGGATTCCAGTACATCATCGAGGTTGAAACGCTGATGTTTGAGAACCGGAACAGAAGACTTTCTGAAATTTACCGGATTATCGGAGAAAAACACAGCACAAATGAAAAAAGCGTGTATCAGGCGATCAAGTGGGTTGTTGATAAGATGAACCCAAACACAGAGCTGTACAAGGAGATCAACGAGACAGACAAGCCGGTATCAATCTATATGTTTGTAAATTCACTGTATTTATATCTTTGGGAGGATAGGAAAAATGAGGATTAAGCACATCTTTTTGCAGAATTTCTGCAAATTCTATGGTTCTAACGTAGTGGACACCGATTTATACGACCGGACAGAGGTTTCCGGTGTAAATGAAACCGGTAAGTCCACGATCAAAAGAGCAATTCAGTATATTTTTGGATGTCGTGACGAGAACGGCAGAGAAATCACCGGAATCAGACCGCACGATAAGGACGGCAATGACATCGACGGAGATATTACCGCAGAAGTTACCGTGGAGATTGACGGTACAGACAAGGTTCTGAAAAAAGTATGCCGTCAGAACTTCAATAAGAAAGGAGAGTTTACCGGAAATGTCACGGATTACTATGTGAATGATATTCCAAAAAAGGCAGCAGATTTTGAAGCATTTTTGGAAGAGAGTGTATGCGGAAAAGATAAGTTTTCACTTTGCATCAATGCCATGACACTTCTGCTGAAAGGTGGCACGGATCAGAGAGCAATTCTTGCTGATATGTTTGGTCAGCACAGTAATGATGACATTTGCAATCAGTTTCCGGAGTTTGAAGCATTAAGGACTGTTCTGCAGGATGGAACGGTTGATGAACTGAAAAAGCGTTGCAATACGCAGTTATACGGCACAAGGGGAAGAAATGGAACCAAAGGTTTGCAGGATTTACTGGATGAAATTCCAAGCCGAATTGACGAGGTAAGCCGTCAGAGAGTGGATATTGACCTTGCGGATTTGGAACTGAAAAAGAAAGCTTTAATGGATAAGCTGTCAGAGAACATTAAGCAGCAGACAGATACGCAGAACAGCATGAATTCCTACGATAAGCTTTCTGATGGTATCATTGAGTTAAAAGGTCAGTTGAGCGCATTACAGCAGAAAGCAAATGAAAAACTGGATGTGGACAGAAGAGAGAAGCGCACAACACTGAATCAGATTCAGAATGAGCATCAGAAAGAGTTGCTTAAGGAAGATACCATTCGTGAAGAGATCACGGAACTGGAAAAGCGTATCGCACAGTATGAGCAGAAGAGACAGGAATTGAAGAAGAGTTGGGATTTGAATAAAAGCCTTAAATTTGATGAAAACTCTCTGATTTGCTCCTACTGTGGACAGGAATATCCGGAAGAGAAGAAAGAGCAGTTAAGAACGGAGTTTGATGTACACAAGGCACATGAACTGGAATTGATTACCAAAGAGGGTTCTTCCTGCGCTGAACATATCAAAGCGGATCAGACAGAACTGGAACATAAGCGTGAGGAACTGAAAAAGACCGAGGATGAAGTGGAGCGTTTGGAAAAAGAGGTATCCATTGCTGATAATGCCTTAAATTCCATTCCGGCAAGCGTGGATATTTCCAACACAGAAGAATACAAAGATGTACAGTCACAGATTGCTGAGAAAGAAGCTGCCATGCACAAATTCACTGACATGAATCTTCTCAGAATCCAGTTAAAAGGTGATGAAGAGCAGATCCGCAATGATATTTCTGTGGTTGATAAGTCTTTGGCGAGTGTAAGCATTAACGAGAGTGTTGATAAGCGTATTGCAGAACTGGAACAGGAGCGCAAGAACATTGCACAGAAGATTACGGATGTGCAGGCACAGCTTGATTTGTTAAAGAAATTCAGCCGAAAGAAGAACGAACTGTTGGAAGCTGATGTGAATAAGTATCTTTCCTTCTGTACTGTGCGGATGTTCAGACCTCTTGTGAATGGTGACACGGAAGAATGTTGTGACTTTACATACCGTGGAGAGCCTTACAGCCGGAACATGAACCACGGAGCAAGGATTCTGACGGAGATTGATATTTGCAATGCGTTTCAGAATCGGTGCGGTGTGGAATTGCCTATCATGGTTGACGATACAGAGAGCCTTGACCCTTGGAAGATTCCTGATGTTGACAGTCAGTTGATTATGTTCCGCAGAAGTGATGATGCGAGCTTGAAAGTGGAGGAAATGACGGATGGAAAAAGTAATTAAGGGTTACAAAGGATTCAACAAGGACATGACTTGCCGTAGATTCCAGTACGAAGAGGGCAAGGAGTACGAAGAGGAAACAGCAGATGTTTGTCATAGTGGATTCCATGCTTGTGAACATCCTCTGGATTGCCTTGGTTACTATTCGCCGAACGAATCGGTTTACCATGAAGTGGAGCAGAGCGGTGAATTTGACAGAGGTGAAGATGATTCCAAGGTTGCATCTACAAAAATAAAGATTGGTGCGAGATTGGATATTTCCGGGCTGGTAAAAGCAGCCATTGATTTTACTATGAGTAGAGTTAAAAAAGAAGCTGGAAGTGATGAAGACTGCGGTGCATCCTCTGCGACAGGTTACAAAGGTGCATCCTCTGCGACAGGTGACTACGGTGCATCCTCTGCGACAGGTAACTGCGGTGCATCCTCTGCGACAGGTTACAAAGGTGCATCCTCTGCCAATGATTCCGAGAGTGTTGCGGTTGCATGGGGATACAAAGGAAAAGCAATGGGTGTTCTTGGTTCTCATATTGTACTTGCAGAGTGGAAATACATCGGCAAAGAAGATGATGATAGATACGACAGATCAGAGCAGAAAGCATGGGAGTTTCTTGGTGCAAAGATGTTTCGGGTAGACGGTGAAAAAGTGAAGCCGGATACATGGTACAGATTGGAAAATGGTGAACTTATGGAGGTGGAAAATGAAGATTAAGAAAGAGACAGTCATTTCTGTTCTGACAACAAGCGGAGAAACAATCAATGCCGGGGACACCGTGATATTCAATTTTGATTACAAGTGTTGCGTGGGTGTGTACCTAGGGCTTTCAGACCGTGGAGCCTTGAAATTCAAAGGCAAGATTGCTGATACGGATGTGAAATTCCATGTGATGCCTAGAAGCATCAAGGAGATTTACAAGGCTGATGTGACAGTGCATCAGGGAGTTGCAAGTGGATTTATGAATGAGCCGGAAAGTGAGGAAGAATAAGATGGTAAAACGTAAATTTAAGGTTGGAGACAGAGTAAAAGTAAAAAAGGATATTGTTACACTCAACAGAAGAACTGTGGGGAAATGCGGAACAGTCAAAAAACTATTGACGGATAATTACTGCTCGGTTGAGTTTGACGAATTTGTAGGCGGTCATGATTGCAATGGATTCGCCAAAGAAGGGCACGGATGGAATCACGCAGAAGATGCGCTTGATTTAGTTAAAACTCAGAATGAAACCATAGTAATCTACCGCAATGACAACAAAGTGATTGCACTGGACAAGTCCACTGGCGAGAAAGCAGAAGCTAACTGCAATCCTGCTGATGAATTTGATTTCCGTACTGGTGCTAAGTTGGCTTTCAATCGGCTGATGGGCGAGGATGTGAAGCCTGATAACGGTGTACGGGAGGTGAAGAGAAAAGCTAAAGTCGGTGAGTACATCAAAATTGTGGATGCGAAACCTTTTCTTATACCATATGAAAACGGAGAGATTTTCAGAGTAATTGGTGTTAAGAACTCAACATGTTATGTTGAAAACTCTGTTAAAAGGTGTTTCGTATGGCACAGAGAGTACGTTGTCCTTGAAAACTACAAACCGGAAGAAAAAGCTCAGAAAGATGATGACAGCGAAATCCGTGTCGGTGACATGGTAGAGGTAACACGAAGCGGTGGTTGTTATTCAACGTACGATACATGGAGTGGACTTGGAAGTTATAGACAAAATTTTGTTAATGGAGTTTCTGTTGAAGATGGGATGGTTGCAAAGGTTTTGAACATTGCGCAACACGGTGACGATAAGTGGAAAACGCTTGCACTGATTCAGAATCCCAAGACAACCCAGGTATTCATCATAGGAATTGACGGCATCAAGAAGGTAGAAAGGTAGGTAGAAACATGGCAGACGAAAAGAAGCAGGAAGTAATGACACAGGAAAAGGCAGAGGTAAAGGAAAGCAAGAATAAGGTTACAGATTACAGTCTTGGGATTTTTGGAACATCCGACAATTTTATTATGGCAATGCAGATGGCAAAGGCACTGGCTGATTCAACGATTGTTCCGCAGACATATCAGAAAAATCCGTCTAACTGTTTGATTGCCATTGAACAGGCACAAAGAATGCACATTAGCCCTCTGATGGTTATGCAGAACCTTTATCCGATACAGGGAAGACCTAGTTGGAGCAGTAAGTTTTTGATTGCCTCTATTAACGCAAGCAGAATGTTTGACATGGAGTTGCAGTATGACGAGGTAAAGGATAAAGATGGAAAGCCTTATTCATGCGTAGCGTGGACTATGAAAAACGGTCGCAGAGTTGAGGGTATGGAAGTCAATATGCAGATGGCAAAGGACGAGGGATGGCTTGGGAAAAATGGAAGTAAGTGGAAAACCATGCCACAGTTAATGCTCAGATACAGAGCGGCATCGTTCTTCTCTAGTCTGAATTGCCCGGAACTGACAATGGGTATTTACACAAAAGAAGAAATCGAAGATGGAGACTTCAAGGAATATCCGATGGAACCCATTCAGGAACAGGTTCACAGGGAGATTCAGAATAATGCAAACACTGTTGAGTTTGAGGAAGTACCGCAGACACCGCAGACCGCAGAGACGGACATTTCCAGCGCAGAGACACCGGATTGCTTTAAGTAGGAGGAAAAGGGATTATGATTTTTGTAAAAGTAGGTATTGTACTGTGGTTTGCGTTTTTTATTGGTCGTTTTTTTGTAAGTTCATCTATTAGCGCAATAGAAAAAATCACTCTTGCATACACCGGAAAACTCAAAATGACACCGATGAGATTTATCGTGTTTATTTTATTTATCTCAGCTATTGCATGCAGTTTCACAGCGTTGATTTGGTTTTTGTTTTTCAGATAGTGAGGTATCCGCTGATGAAACTGAAATGTTTAGGTTCCGGTTCTTCAGGTAACTGCTATCTTCTAACGGCAGATAACGGTGAAACACTTTTACTGGATGCAGGACTTCCTATCATGGACATAAAACGTGGTCTTAACTGGAATGTTAAGTGTGTTGTGGGTGCGATATGCACCCATGCGCACAAAGACCACTCATTATCCGTATCAGACCTTAAACACATGGGAATAAAGGTGTGGCAACCGCAGTTAGACCATTCAGTACGTGAAATACAGATGGGAAAATTCCACATATTCTGCTTTCAAGTGCCACACAACGGCACAGAGAACTACGGATTTTTGATTATGGTTGATGGTCAGAAACTTCTGTATCTGACAGACCTTGAATATTGCCCGTATGTGTTCAAAAAACAGCGGTTAGACCATATGCTAATCGAGTGCAACTATCAGAAGAAATATGTTGACATTGATGCACCTAATTACGTTCACAAGGTAAAAGGTCACTGCGAACTGGAGACTTGCAAAGGAATTGTAGAAGCGAACAAATCAGATGCCCTGCAAAACATCATATTGTGCCATTTGGGCGGTGATACAACCGATGCTGATGAATGTGTCGCAGAGGTAAAAAAGATTGCTCCATTGGCGAATGTGGACTATGCAGCAGCAGGCAAGGAATGGATTTTGCGGAATGGAAAGGAGTGTCCGTTTTGAGTAACTGGAAGAACATTCAGAAAGCGAAAGCTATTGAAACCAAGAATCGTGAAAGAATACTGGCAGTCAATCCACATGTGGACGATGGAAGTGGAATTTACTTTCTGACAAGAACAGACGAGGATGGTTTTCGGTTTGCGTATGTGGGACAGGCGGTACACCTACTACAAAGACTGGCAGGGCATCTTAACGGATACCAACACATTGATTTATCCATGAAGAGCCACGGATTATATTCTGTGGAAAATATATACGGTTGGAAAATCGGATTCTTACATTACCCGGTAGAAGAACTGGACAAGTGGGAGCAGTACTGGATTAAGCGTTATGCGGACGAGGGTTACCAGCTTCGCAACAAGACAGCCGGTGGTCAAGGTGATGGAAAGAAGCAGATCGCAGAGTACCGACCGGGAAAAGGTTACCGTGATGGACTGGCACAAGGCAGAATCAATCTTGCAAGGGAACTTGCGAACATAGCCGACAAGCATCTAGTCATCAGTTTGAAGCCTGAGAAGCAGAACAATTCCGTGTCACAAAGACAATTTGTTCGGTTTATGGAACTTTTGCATGGAGAAAAGGATGGTGAAAGTAATGAATAAAACAGACTATGAAGTACTTTTACAATACGTTGAAGAAACTGACAAGGAGTTTTATGAATCTCTTTCTACTCAAAAACAAATTATGTATCTTTGCTATCAATATGAAACTGTATCTTTTAAAAAGTACTTGTTTAAGTATAAATTTCAGCAATTTTGCAATAAATTAAAGGAGTTTTTCAGAAAATGGTGAAATACGAAGGTAAATGATGCGGATGTGCAACGGAAAATTATCCATGTCTCGGCAATAGGTGCCCGAACATAAATGTGAAACATTTGTATTGCGATGATTGTAAGGAAGAGGTAGAGGAACTTTACGATTTTGACGGTGTCCAGTTGTGCAAGGAATGCCTGTTAAAGAAATTTGAGAAGATTACATGAGTGAAAAAAATTACGATTGTAGCTGTTGGAATGAGTACCCAAACACAATGCACTCAATCAACGGACGTACTCACAAACCGTATCAAAGTGGTAGATGGAAATGTGTTGATTGCTACGAATATGTAGGAAAATCAGAATACGGTGCTACTCATTGCAAAAGGAAAGAGCCAGAACTTGAAAAGAGGTGATACATAAAATGCCAAAACGATATGACAATCCGCAGGATATTTTGAAAATCATGCGGCAGACAGAACTTTTGAAGCAGTCTGCGGAGAGAAGTCCATTCACCGGAATACTGACACTGTTCTGCTATACCTTGTGGAAAGACTACAAATACTCACAGACGAGACTTTCCGACTTCTGCGGTAAATTCACCGAGTACAACGAAAAGTACGAGAATGAGCCTTATACGGAGTTACAGAGTAGGCTTAACGATTTTGCAGACTGGACGATTGAGTACAAGGAATTTACCGAAGCTGATTATCCACATTACAAGTCGGTTGTAGCGCAGAAATGCATCCAGGAACAGGTCAGATGTAACAATCTTATCAATGAGTTGTCCACAAGGTACATCCTATATGGAATGGTAATTCTTATGGAAGATGGATTTAGTAAGAAGAAGCTGACGAATTTCAAGGATAAGTTTTCCGACCACATGGACAAAGCCGGAGACAAGTGCAACGGAAAGGATTTCATGGACTTGTGGAGAGAACTGGTGGAAAACACCGGGATCTATATTGAGAAGCCTATATTTGACTAAGGAGTTCTAAATGGCAGAAAAAAGAATGTTCAGCGCAAAAATAATTGAGAGTGATGCTTTTTTGGATATTCCTGCTACGGCTCAAATGCTTTATTTTCACATCTGCATGAACGCTGACGATGACGGATTCGTGAATAACCCCCGGAAAATCATAAGGATGTGTGGTGCTTCAGAAGATGATTTGAAAGCGTTGATAGACAACAGATTCCTGTTATCTTTCGATAGTGGTGTAGTATTGGTAAAGCACTGGCGCATTCACAACTACATTCCACCGGATCGTTACAAGCCGTCATGCTATGTGGATGAAAAAAGCAAAATAGGTTTGAAACTAAACGGATCCTACACAACAGATCCTAAAAAGATGGTTTCCCCAGTAGAGGGAAATCCGAAGAAAAATTGCTACGACAAAGAAATCAAACTTGATAAGAGGTGATATAAATGCAGATGACAGGTTATGAATTGTTGGCGAATTACGAAAAAGCAGAGGACAAAGATAAACAGATTCAGATTCTTGCGGATTTGAACCACATCCCGGTTGACATGGTGTGTTTTGTGATTGACAACAGAGAAAAATTTGAAAATTTGGAAACACTATTGTCCACAGAAGAATTTGCAAAGTGGTGTGAGACGGAACTTGACCGTGTGGACGCTCATATCCATGCACAGGAAAAATATTACAGAGAAATTTGCAATTTATACAGAATCGCAAGCACATACGGAAAAGGAGTGTAGCTGTATGAGAGAGGGAACAGGAAACTTTCAGAACGGTGACTTACTCTACATGGCTACACATCCGGTTGCTGATGCTATTAGAATCGGACGCACGAAGCCGTATGAGTGCAGCTATCCAGTGATGGTGGAGAGACCGAGGATCAAGGAAAGGAGCAAGGATGGAGAGACTGACAAAAAGAAAAAGAAATTTTAATGGAACTGCTATGAGCAAAAAGTCAATGATAGACAGAGAAGGATATCCTGTGGTAAGTGATTATGCATCAAAAGTACTTACAAAATTAGCAGACTATGAGGATACCGAGGAGCAGGGATTGCTCATACGGTTGCCGTGCAAGGTGGGAGATACCGTTTATGTAGTCACTTCTCCATTTAATGTGTTTGATGATATTGAATATGATGAGAACATGAAAGACGAAGTCTATGAAGCTTATGTTTCTAGTGTATCATTCTATGAAAGCGGAGAACAATATAGAATTTACGCTAAGGTAACAAATCATTTTATAGGAGCATATTTTAGAGAATGCGATTTTGGTAAAACGGTATTCCTCACAGGAGAGGAAGCCAAAGCCAAGCTGAAAGAAATGGAAGGTGCGGAATGAAGAGAGAAGAATCTGATTATATGCAAGATACGAGTAATAAACAAACAGAACGTGTTAAAGTTAGCGAATTAGATATCATTGTGAATATGATAAGCGAAAAACCTTATTACGAAATCAAATACAAAGAAGTCGGAGAGGACTATTACCACATTGGATACAGTTCGTATAACCTTGATTTTGTATTGGAATGGAAAGATAAATGCTTTGAGGTTGTTAGTGAAAGAAAAAGCGTTGCTGGTTGGATTCCGGTAAGCGAGAGACTGCCGGAAGAATCTCTTAATAGCGTAATTGGATGGGATACATATCGAAACCGTTGTTGCTTTGTACAATATTTGGGAGGACGGTTTGTTCTCGGTGATGACATTGATAGCGTAAATGTCACAGCTTGGATGCCACTGCCGGAGACGTACCAAGGAAGTGAGTCACATAAGCAGACCAACGCAGATAAAATCAGAGCAATGTCGGACGAAGAATTGGCAGAGTTTATTGTCAACCTTGACAACCATTTCGGTGAGGAATATGAGGGAGAACAGAGTTGTCTGTCATGGTTACAGAAAGAAAGCGAGGAATGAAGATGCAGGATAGATATTTATTCAAGGCAAAGAGAATTGATAACGGAGAGTGGGTGAAGGGGAATCTCATACGGTCAAATGATGCCGAAGTTGGTTATGAAGCAATTATCATTCCAACAAATGATAGCAATATGTATACAAAAGGTGGGAGTATAGGAGATTTAGGATTTGAAAATTGGCACAGAGTAAATGAAACTACCATTTGCCAGTGTACAGGTCTTAAGGATAAGAACGGCAGGGTGATTTGGGAGAATGATATTGTAAATGGCAGTATTAAGCGTGGAGCGGCATTTTACAGATGTTTGGTTCTGTGGAATGAGTGCAAGGCAAGATTTGATGTGAGAGCTATGGGCTGCAATTTCCCAATGACGCTTGATGAGTGCACAGATGATATTTCTATGAGTGGTTTTGAATATGAGGTTGTCGGAAATGTATTCGATAACCCGGAACTGTTGGAGGATAGCCATGACGGAGAATGAAGCAAAAGCATTTTTGGAAATTGAAAAACAGTGCATAAATCGTAATTGTGACCGAAATTGCGCAAAATGTGACATTGTGCAGAAGGTAGAAGATTTGAACAGTGCTTATGATACAGCAATCAAGGCACTGGAAGAGGTGCAACAGTATCGACAAATCGGAACAGTTAGCACCTGTAGGAATGCTGTTGGAATCTGTAAAACTATGATTGAGCGTGGAATCAATCCGGATAATATCACAGAATGCATAAAATTTGAGTATAACCTAGTGCAGAGAGGGTACGACCTTAAAAAGCTGATTGAAATCATAGACGAGCATAAGCAGCAATTCCAAATCGGCACGGTGGAGAAATTCCGTGAAGCTGTAGAGAAGCAGACAAAAAAGAAACCGGAATTTTTAGATACAAGATTTATGTATAACGGAAAACATATTTCTGATGGTTGCCAGTTGCAAAAATGTTATAAATGTCCTAATTGCAATCATCATATATTCCATGTGTGGGACGATGAACTGTATTGCAAGTATTGTGGACAGCACATTGATTGGAGTGATGAAGATGGGAAGACTGATTGATGAGAATGAACTGGTAAAAGGCAGAGTTGAAAATGATCCGGTTGTGATTGCTGCAAAATGCACACCGACCGCCTACGACCCGAACAAGGTTGTGGAGCAGTTAGAAGAACGCACAGCATTCCTTAAAGACTGTACGAAGTATGGAAATAAGACAGCAGAGCAGCAGTCAAAATCCTACGACACTATGATGATGTACGAGGTCAAGGATTTGGTAGATGATTTGTTGGAGATCGTAAAGGCAGGTGGAACAGATGCGAAAACCGATTCCTAAATCCGTAAGGAAACAGGTGTATGCGAAATACAATGGGCATTGCGCTTATTGTGGCTGTGAAATACCGGAGAAAGGCTTTAACGTAGACCATTTGCATTGCCTTAGGAATTATGAATACACAGAAGAATTTACCGGAATTGACGTACACGACATAAGCAATCTGATGCCGTCCTGCGGTTCATGCAATCGTTATAAATCAACAATGGATTTAGAGACATTCAGAAAGCAGTTGCAGAAGATACCTGACAGACTGAAAAGAGATGTTTGTACATACAATATCGCAGTCAGATTCGGTATGGTGCAGGAAAACAGAGAACCGATTAAGTTCTATTTTGAGAAAGTAGGTGAATCGGATGCCAATTAAACCAGAAAATCGGAAAAGATATCCGGCAAACTGGAAGGATATCCGAAAAGACATTCTCAAGCGGGCAGATAATAAATGTGAATTTTGTGGAATTGAGAATTATGCTATTCGCGAAAATGGCTCAAAAGTTGTCCTGACAATAGCGCATTTAGACCATACACCGGAAAATTGCGATTACAGTAATCTCAGAGCGTTATGCCAGAGATGCCACAACAGATATGATGCAAAACACAGAGCAGAAACGAGAAGAAAGGCGGTGGAGTAGATGGCTAAGTGGAATGCGGGCGTAGGTTTACAATTAACGATTGACTATGATGACATTGAAGCTGATACAGAAGCGGAAGCCATTCAGATTGCAAAAGAGAGGGCATTAGAAGATATCGAATGGAATAACTGCGACTGTGATGCAAGCAATCCGATTGTGTATTACTGCCAGGAGGAAGAAACGGAGGAATCGGAGGATGAGTAGGGTATTGCCGATTTTATTCAATACAGAAATGGTTCGGGCAATTCTGGACGGACGGAAGACTTGCACCCGACGGCTGGTAAGTTCTCGGCAGTTTCTGGGAATGTTGCCAGACAAGTGTAAAAATGCTGCGCCTGATGAATTTTTAAAAGGCAAGAGAATGATGTTTAAGCCATATTGCGACATGACGGATGCGGAATTGATAATGACGGCATATAAAGCACCGTATCAGCCGGGCGATATCCTGTATGTCCGGGAAACATGGAAAAAGGCACCGAACGGATACTATTACTACGAAGATTGGCAGAAAGATGATATAGCCGATGTTACTAAATGGAAACCATCCATCCACATGCCAAAAGAAGCGGCACGTATCTGGCTTAAGGTTACGGATGTGAGAGTGGAGCGGTTGCAGGATGTCACTGAAGATGGAGCAAAAGCAGAAGGAGCAATAGATAACAGATGGTTTATCCACAGCCCGGAGAATGAATATGATCGCATACATACAGCCAGAGATCATTTTATTAAAATCTGGAACAGCACCATCAAGAAATCCGACATTGACCGCTACGGTTGGGATGCTAATCCTTACGTTTGGGTGATATCGTTTGAACGGTGTGAGAAGCCGAAAGGAGTGTGAAATATGCCCAAAGCAGCATTGGTAATGGATATGCCGGAAACCTGTGAGAATTGCGCTTGTAAATATCCCAGTTATAAAGACGATGCTCTTTACGACTGCGCTATTACAGGGAAAGAAATTCCGATAAATGGCGGACGCTACGGGGAAAAACCAGATTCTTGTCCGCTCAGAGAACTGCCGGAGAAAAGACGTACAGTAGGGAAAGAAAGTGAGAATGACAAACTGATGATGAATGCAGGATTTAATGCTTGCTTGGATGAAATCTTAAAGGAGTGTGATGCAGATGGAACCCATTGATTACACCGCCCTGTACGAGCAGAATGAGGACTTTAAACGTTACGTTGACCGATATTGCACCAAGCACAGAATCAGCGTTGCAGAAGCCTTACAGCATTACCTGGTGCAGATGGCAGGCAGGATGTACAAGGAGCAAGCAGAAACTATTGTAAGAAAGGAATAACACTTATCCTCGTGAAACGAGGTTTCCCGGAATCAGAATCCGGGTTGTAAAAATTGATAAATGCTAGAATGGAATGTCATGGTTCGCCTGAGAAATAGCAGCTATTAACACGCTGCTTAGGTATCGCCCCAGAAAAGGCTAACGGCCAGCGGTAATAACTCCCAAAGACTACAAGGCAGATTGTAAATTTACCACACGGATAAATGTAGTGTGGTGTGTGGATTTATTAGAAAAAAGTATAAAGAGATTGATAACTGCAAGTGAAATGTCACTGCATCATTACGGTAAGCCGCTTGTATGTGAATATTCAGGCGGTAAGGATTCAGATGTGCAACTCCGGTTGTTTGAGATGGCAAAAATACCTTACGAGGTACATAACAGTCATACAACAGTAGATGCTCCTGAAACTGTATATCACATTCGAGAAGTGTTCCGTAAGCAAGAATTGAAAGGTGTTCAGTGCTCGATAGACTATCACAAACAAGAAAACGGTCAAATCTTGACGATGTGGAATCTGATTCCAAGAAAACTGATGCCACCGACAAGAGTGGTTCGGTATTGTTGCTCAGAACTGAAAGAGGGCGGTAATGCAAATCGAATGATTGCGACAGGAGTTAGATGGTCGGAGAGTACGAAGAGAAGTCTTAGAAGCCCTTTTGAGGTGCTTAAAGACAGCGCAGATAAAAGTGTAGGCATAACCGATGAAAAGATGCTTATAACGGACAATGACGATACGAGAAAGCTATTTGAGAGTTGCCAAATGAAAGCAAAAACAGTAGTGAATCCAATAATAGACTGGACAGATGATGATGTTTGGAATTTCATTCAGTCTGAAAAGATTCCAGTCTGCAAGTTGTACGGTTGCGGATATAAAAGACTCGGTTGTTTAGGTTGTCCGCTTGCTAGAAAGTCGCAGAGGGAGCGTGAGATGCACGATTATCCAAAGTACAGACAAGCTTATATCCATGCTTTTGACAAAATGTTGAAAGAAAGGAAAGCTAAAGGAAAGCCAGTACAGTGGACTTGCGGAGAAGAGGTTTACCACTGGTGGATGCAGGACACGAATGTTTTTGGTCAAATGCAGTTATCGGATTTTATGGAGTTAGAAAATGGTTAGATTAAAAGTAAGAAAGGAATAACGAATGCCCGGTAAACCGTGGAGACATGAACACAGAAATATTCCCGGATTGTGGAATCATGTGCTATTTAGCACAGAAATAAGAGAAAGGAGCCGTAATGGATTTTGGATATTACAACATGGATTGCATGGATGGGATGAAAGAGTTCCCGGATGGTTACTTTGACCTTGCGATTGTGGATCCACCGTATGGGATTGGAGAAAATGGGGATAAAAACCATACAAGAGGTAGCTTGGCAAAAGCAAAGGATTACAAGAGTTTTAGCGGAATGGATATAAATCCACCAAACGAAAAATATTTCGATGAACTGTTTAGAGTGTCAAAAAATCAGATTATTTGGGGGGCAAATCATTTTATAAGCAAAATGCCGTTTGATAGTAGTTGTTGGATTGTTTGGGATAAAGATAATGGAAATACTGATTTTGCTGATTGTGAACTTGCATGGACTTCGTTCAGTACTGCAGTAAGGAAGATTAAATATAGGTGGAACGGAATGCTTCAGCAAAATATGAAACACAAAGAAAACCGTATTCATCCTACACAAAAACCAGTGGCACTATATGAATGGCTCCTAAACCGCTATGCAAAGCCCGGAGACATTATCTTGGACACACATGTAGGAAGTGCCAGCAGCTTGATAGCCTGTTACAGAACCAACCATCCATATGTTGCATTTGAACTGGACAAGCATTATTATGATTTGTCCAAAAAGAGATTAGATGCAGAAATGGCACAAATGCGATTATCTGATTTTATGCCGGAGGTGATGCCATGAAAAATAACATTATCATTGACTGCTTTGCCGGTGGTGGCGGCGCAAGCGTAGGAAGTGAAATCAGGAACTAAAAAGTGAAATAGTAACTCAAAATTTGAGTTAAAAAGTGAAAAATTTTATTAAAAATTTGAGTTTCTATTTGAGTTGTTTTTAATAAGTTAAATTAGGAAATAACGAAGGAGGTAGCAGAATGATAAAAATGGTTGAATTTGATGAAGGAGTCTGGGTACCGGAAGAATGCTGCACCATGACCAATCCGGCTACAAGCGAAGGAGAAAGCGTCCCGGACGATGTAGAGATGCCGTGCGAGGGATCTGAGTCTTGTACAGGTGATTGTGATAATTGCATAATCCAAATAATTATGAATGAATATGCGTTGTACACAGGACAAGCGACGAATCAGGTTGCTGGACTTATGGATATTACTCCAATTAGCGACGCAATAGAAGAATTGAATAGCTGGCATTGCTGCCCTGTGGCAGATGAGACTTATGCAGCCGCACAAATGGGAATAAAGGCTCTTAGGAAGCAGATCCCTATGAAAGTCCGAGAGATCCATGTGGACGAATACATCTGCCCCAACTGCTTACAGGAAAACGGATGCAATGACGCAGAAGTGAACGATGCATACTGCCCGAAATGCGGACAGCGGTTAATAAGCTAAATTAGGACTGGAGGAGAGGTAATGTATCGAGATGACAGATGGGAAAAAGGAATGTATGCAGATGATTTGGTAAAGTTTCACTGTGGCTCCTGCGGTGATGAATTCATATTTTAGTTAAATTTAAAAAAGAGGTGAAGCAATGATTATAAATGCAAAATGTAATGCATGTTCAGAATCAACAAAATATATAACTGGATTTTTTGATGGTGAAAACGGAGAACATGGTTGCTTATATGATTGCAAAAATACGGAATGTTTAGTTAATCAATTGCGTAGGATTTCTGATTCGAAGGAAATGAAAGACCGAATGCATATACAGGAACTCAATGGAGCTAAAGGAATGTATGCAGGGTATATAGCAGCCAAAAGAAAAGATGCAAGGATAACAATGTATAAAATGGCACAGATTGCCGGATGCAGTTCGGCAGATTACAGCGCATATGAGCATGAGCGGAAAGAATTTGATCCGGAAGTGTATCGGAAATGTAAGGAGTACCTGGATAAGGTAAGAAATTAAGTATGTAACTTAGGATTTAGCGGAGGAATAGGATGAAAATATATAATGCGGAAACACGGGAGCATATAAATAATCTTTCCTGCATATTTGATAAGTTTGCAGATGAATTATCTCTGGCAGAGAAGGAGTCACTAAACGCAGCAATGCATTTAATGGATACTGTCGAAAGGAATAATGGAACTTTGGTCTTAAAGTCTTAGGATTTAGCGTAGAAAGAGAGGTAATGAGCATGATACACGCTATATGTGATTTTTGTGGTAAGGATTGTGATAGAACAGCAGCGCTACTGTCTATGACACCTTTTCAAAATTTTGCAAGGTATCATACAGATAATGAACCGTATGGAAATAGAGAAAAAACTAGAAGTTTTGTAATCTGCTATGAATGTTGTAAAAAACATAATCTTCCTAATCCGTATGAAACATATTCAGGAATTACTAAGCAAGAGGGGCATTATGAGAAATGCCTTGATAATTATACAGATGTTGACCTTGTAGAAGATGAAAAATACGATAAGAGATTTGATTAAACTGAAAGATGGTATAAAATGTCACGACTTATAACATATCAGTCCGGTGGATTTACAAATTACGGAATCAGCTACCGGAAATACAGACCGGAAGAATTGGAGGAAAGATCAATGCAGGAAGAAGTTAATACAAGGGTAAAGACCAAGGAGACCGAAGTTGATTACATCACCGAGATACATAAGGATATGGTAGAGAATGGTAAGCATTGGTATACCAACTCTTATGATTTTACGAACGGTGATAGGGTTAAAATCACTGTGGAAATACTTAAGTAAACTGAAATTTAGATAAGGAGAATGGCTTATGAAGTTGTCAAAACTGACTAAGCCAGAACTTGAAGAAATCTTCCGGAACGCCAATTTCACGGAAGAGGAAGAGAAAGTGTTTTGGGATTTGTCTAAAGGAATTTCTCAAAAAGAAATATCCTTTAGACATTCCGTATCAATAACTACAGTAGAAAGAAGAGTAAGAGGAATAAAAGAAAAAATCGTTAGGATAGGAGGTGAGAAATATGGAGCTAACTGAATCTGAAATCTTGCAATATGCTGTAAGCAATGGTATTATTGACACGGCACTTTTGCAGGAAAAAATAGAGATGCAAAAGAGAGAGGAATATCTAAAGAAGCACCCGTATGATATTTGGCAAGGAACAGATGGAAAATGGAGAACATATCTGCCTGATGAAATAAAAGGAAGGAGGCTTGTAAAAAGGAACAAACAGGAGGATGTGGAGAATACAGTAATATCATATTGGGAACAGCAGTCTGAAAATCCAACACTGAAAGAAATGTTCATTATGTACAATGATAGTAGGCTACAAAACGGTCAAATATGCGATGCATCGCATTTGAGGTATATGCAGGATTTCAACAGATACTACGAAACTATTGAAAATCGCAGAATAAGGTCTATAACAGCTGATGAATTGTGTGAGTTTATGGAAACCCGTGTATCAGAGTTAGACTTGGATAGTAAAAGTTTATCAGGCTTTAAGACGGTAACAAAGGGACTGTTCAAACGAGCATACAGAAAGAAGTATGTTGATTTCAGGGTGCAGGAAGAAGTGTTGGATGTAATAGATTTGTCTGATAAGAAACTTCGTAAGGTACACAAGGAAGATTTTCAAGAAGTTTTTTCCGAGGAAGAATATGTACAATATATAGGGTTATTGGAAAATAAGCTGGATATATGGAACATGGCGTTGCTTTTGATACTGGTTACAGGCTTAAGAGGCGGAGAAGTAGTTTCACTTAAAAGAGAGCATATAAAATGTGTAAAGGGAAATTACTACATCGAAATACATTACACAGAGACCAGGTATAAAAAAGATGGTAAGTATGTATATGAGATTAAAGATGCTCCCAAAACGGATGCTGGTATCAGAAACGTGATTGTACCGAAACAATATAATTGGTTATGTAGCCAGCTAATGATTAGAACTCCAGCAGGATCATATATATTTGTAAATCCCCAAAGTGGAAAGCGATTCACAACAAATAGTCTGCGGAGAAGACAGGAGCGGAACTGTAAAAAGCTAAATACCTATCAGAAATCACCGCATAAGAGTAGAAAAACATACGGATCTATTTTGAGGGATAATAAAATCGATGATAATTTGGTTATTCAGCAGATGGGTCATGTGGATATTTCTACTACGGAAGAGTACTATCACAGAAACATGAAGAGCGTTGAGAGAAAAGCAGAGATACTAAATGAGATACCTATATTCGAAGCTAAATTATCTTGATTACTTTTTTGATTACCTTTTGATTACCACAAAAAAAGAAAGTGTCAAAACCCCAGTAAACATGAGACCTTGACACTAACCCTGAATCGGAGTGGCGGGATTCGAACTCGCTATCCAAGTGCTAAAAATTCATTGTTTATGCGTGGTTTAGACGAAATCTTTTGATTACCTTTGATTACTTTTATATAATTTAAAAAACGAAAGGAGATTCTTGCAAAAGTGCCAAAATTTTATATGAATGTTTTTTGACGGATAAGTGACGGTTTTACCGTCTTTTTTTATGCCAAAATTTAATCATAAGGAGGGATGACCTTATGGGAAAATTCAAATTTTCAGATGAAACACTGGAACATATATTCAGCAAAGAACGTACAAGGGAAGTGCCGATTAAGTATCAATCAATCATGGTTCATGTAATCGAGGAAGTTTTAGGAGAAACGGGTAATGCTTATGAATTTCAGTCCGTTGGGACTTATGAACAAGCCGACATATCAGACACTTGATGAAGTTGAAATTGCGAAACAGATAGAATCAATGGAAGAAAGGGAGAACAGCCATGCCGCAGCCGATTATGAATCCGAACTATTTCAATCCGCAGTATAGAACACCTATGTACGGACAGTTTATGCCACAACAGGAACAATTCCAACCACAGCAGTTTATGCAACAGCCACAGCAAAACTCAGTACAGATGTACGGTCGTATTGTGCCGGTGCAAGAGTGCATAGCACCGAATGAGGTTCCTATGGATGGCAACACAGCATTCTTCCCAAAACAGGACTTGTCGGAGATCTATGCTAAATCCTGGGGAGCAGATGGAAAAATCTATACAAGGCTCTATAAGCCTGTTTTAGATGCAGACCTTAACAATTTACCGTCAGACACAGAAAAGGCGAAATTTGACCTATCAGACGAAGCCACAGCGGTATTTATGAAACGTTTCGATGAACTGGAACAAAAGATTGAGCAGTTGAAAACTTCGCAAACGCAAAGAAAAAATCAGCAATCGCAAAGAAAGGATGATGCAGAATGAAAATGATGAATCCTATGCAGATGCCTAAAGGGATTGGAAATCCACGGCAAATAATTCAAGGGATTATGGGAAATAGTCAGATGATGCAGAATCCCATGATTAGAAATGTAATGGGAATGGCGCAAAAAGGTGACATATCAGGTGTTGAAAATTTTGGCAGAAATATTGCTAAGGAACGTGGCGTAGATTTTGATTCTGAATTTGAAAAATTCAAGCGTCAATTTCCTATGAAGTAGATACTAAATTCTTGCAAGATTAAGTATAAAAAATTTTATACGGAGGTAAAAATTATGTTTGAGAGTAACAATACTCCCTTTACCATGCCTGTTATGCCAGCTAATGGCGGATACAGTAACAACGGTGCATGGGGTGACGATGGTGCATGGTGGATTATTATTTTCGTCCTTTTCTTCGCTTTTGGAGGTTGGGGCGGTAATGGATGGGGCGGTAATGGCTCTAATTCCAGTTACTACACTGATTCTGCATTGCAAAGAGGGTTCGACACCCAGTCTATCATCGGTAAACTGGACGGAATCAATAACGGTCTGTGTGACGGATTCTACGCTGTAAACAACGGTATGCTTACCGGATTTAATGGCGTAAATACCAACATTTTACAGACTGGATATGGCATCCAACAGGCTATCAATGCAGACACCGTAGCAGGAATGCAGAATGCTAACGCTTTACAAGCACAGTTAGCACAGTGCTGCTGCGATACCCGTGAAGCTATCCAGGGTGTGAACTACAATATGGCAACGAATACTTGCGCATTGCAGAACACCATGAATAACAATACTCGTGACATTATCGACAGTCAGAATGCCGGTACAAGAGCAATCCTTGACTACTTATGCCAGGATAAGATCGCTACTCTGCAGGCAGAGAACAACGATCTGCGCAGAGCCGCTTCTCAGGATCGTCAGAATGCTCTTCTGACTACTGCCATGAGTGCACAGACACAGCAGATCATTAACGCTGTGAATCCTGCGCCCATCCCGGCATACCAGGTTCCCAACCCTAATGTATATTACGGATGCGGATGTAACACTGGCTGCGGATGCTAAAACTGCATATCGAGTAACTTAACCTTAAGGTTATGTCTGCTATGCAGAATTACTGACAACATGGGGCAGACTATATGGTTTGCCCCTTTGATTTTGAAAGAGAGGTTTTATTATGGCTGAATATACAGCAGTAGCATTACAGACTGTGGCAGCAGGAGCAGACGTTGCTTTTACCGAAACTGCCGTAAATGGAAGTAACTGTATCAATCATAGAGAGGGATCCGGAATTGTGAAGTTAAGAGGTATCACTAATCA